CTTATGATCGGTTGTCACAGTCTTTGTCAGTCGTCCGAGTGCATCATAAGTATAGGCTTTTGTCTCATTGACTTTGTCTTTCTCTTCTTTTGGATAGTTGTTGACTTCTGTTTTCTCTGTGATATTGGAATTCTTGTCATAACTGTAGCGGTAGGATTCCATCACTTTGCCTGTCTCAAGATCTGTGTAGGTCATCTCTTTGACACGGTCAAAACTGTCATAGGTATAGATTTTTTGAACTGCCTGAGCACCGTTCTTTAACCGATTTCTGTAGTCCTTGATCTCTTTGACCTTTCCATACGCATCGTAACTGTAACTTCTGAGGACTTTCTCTGTTGTCTGCCCATTGGAATGCAGTTCTCCTTTGATCTCCTGCAGCCATCCGTTTTCATCATAAATATAAGATAATGACTGGATTCCGTCTTTGGTTGTCGGATAGGATACCTTACTGAGATTTCCATCCTCATTATAAGTATACCGGATCTGATGTGCTTTGATATCATCTGCCGTTGGCTGAGCATTCTGACTGATCTCTGCAAATGCTGTGATCCTTCCTCTTTGATCATAAGTATATTCTGTATAACGATACGCAGTCTCTGTTTCAGATGATACCCTGTAATCTGTCATCTCCAGCAACTGCCCATAATCATCATAACGATACCGACTGATCAGTGTTTTTGTTCCTTCTTTGTCATAAGATTGTGTTTTTACAACAAGATTCCGGCTGTTATATTCATAGGTCTTTTTCGCCCCGTTGGCATAGACTTCTGAAATCTTATTTCCACGGTCATCATAGGTATACTTTGTTGTAATGGATTCACTGCCGTCTCCAAGATCCGATGTTGTTGTCACTGATCCGGATGCACTGGCTGTTTCCTGCTTGACATGTCCATTCGCATCTGTAACGCTTGTTGTCGTTGATCCGTCTGAATTCACCTGATAGGAAACTTTTGTCTTCTGTCCTCCCTGTGTGATCTCGGTTACACGATTCTGGTCATCATAAGCATAAGATATCTGATCTCCATTGCCATCGGTTTTTGTTGTCTCATTTCCCTTTGTGTCATACTCTGTTTTCTGTAAGATGGAACTGTTTCCAACCTTTACTGTGGCATCAGAAGTCCCTTTTGTAATCTCTGGATTCTGGATCGCAGCTGTCTGTTTTCCTTCTTTGTCATATAACTGCAAGGCAATCTTTCCATCTCCGGAAGTCTTTGTTCCAAGACTGATCGTTGCGATCTCTTTTCCGTCACTGGTGAACACATGATCCGTATATAATCCATGGCTGAAACTTCTGACGGTCTGTCCCGCTGCATCTGTCCATGACTTTTCACTGACACGTCCATTGGTCTTTGTTGTCTGAACGCTCAGATTCTGATAGTCTTTCGTTCCATTCAACGTATGGATCTGTGCATCTTCATATCCATAGGAAGTTTCCGTGACGGTATCTGTCCCGTCTGCTGATTCTGTTGCTTTGATCACGCGGTTTAGTGAATCATAACGATACGTTGTCTTTATTCCTGATGCACTGGTTTCTGTTGCCACCGTTCCGTTATCATCATATGTTTTAGATTCTGTCTGTGTCACTCCATCGGATGTTACTTTCGTCTGTATCGCTCTTCCCATGAAATCATACGATGTTTCCGTACTGCTTAAGATATTCCCTTTCCTGTCTTTACTGGTATTTTCTGTTTCACGTCCCATGGCATCTGTTTTTATCACAGATGTCTCTTTCTCTTCTCCCTGTGTCGTTGTTGTTGTCTGTGTCGTTCCCTGTACAGTATCCTGATATGTCGTTTGTTCTACAGAATCAGGAGCTCCTTCCTTTGTTGTCGTGACTGTTGTTGGCTGTCCGTGATCATCATAGGATGTAACTGTTTTGGTTTCTTCTTTTTTATTTTCGCCTTTATCTGTTTCTGATATTACATTCCCTTTGGGATCATATTCATAAACAGTCTGTGAAATAAAGTCATTTCCATTCGTTGTAGTTTCGCTTGTTGGAAGATATGGATTTTTCTCATCCTCATACTCACTGCTTGTTATATCTCCGTTTTCTTCGGTCTCAGAGATGACATCATCGTTTTCATTGTACTCGATACTGGCGATCGTAAATGTTTCTTCTTTTTCCTTGTTTGTTTTCAAAAATTTCACCAGTCCGGCAGCATCCAGCTCCTGATAATCCACTTCCGTTTTGATCTTTCTTACAAGATACTCATTTACCCAGCCATTTTGTTCTGCGTCTTTTCCTCCATCATCATAACTGTAACTGCTTTCAATTCCATTGGCATCCGTCTTTTTCAGGATCTTTCCTGTATTCTTGTCAAAACTCATGGAATCCTGTGCTGTTTTGGTTCCGTCTGCCTTGTGGAAAGATACCGTTGTTGTTCCATCGCCATAAGAAAGCTGCTGGTATTCTCCATTCGGACGGATAAATCTTTCTGCTTTTTCTCCTGTATAAGCGATCTGGTACCCGTTCTTCTTTGCATCGATGATCTTGCTCATCTTCCCATTACTTCCATAAGCATATGTCTGATCCACAGAAGCTGTTTCTCCGCTGTTTTTGTGAGAAACATTCGTAAGTTTCCCTTCAGCATATGAATAAACAACCTTTGTTCCATCTGCAAGATCGATCTTCTTTAACAGATCTTCCTGTTCTCCGTTTTCATAATATGTAAAAATCAGTTCTTTGTTCAGATTGGAAACAACCTTATATAATCTTCCTTTTTCATCGTACTGATAGATCAGATAGTTGCCATTACTGTCCTCTGCTTTTGTGATCTCACCATTCCCATCAAATGCATATGTCATACCATCCTTCATATGGATATTTCCGACATTGGACACCGTGATCACTTCCTTTTCTCCTTCGGATGCTCCACTGTCTTCACTATCATCGTCTTTTTTCCCCGGACGATAATTTCCTTTATTGGAAATGGCACTTCCAAAGATATTTTCAGAAGCAGCATTCTGAAGTCTTGCATATGCCGCTGCTCTCTGATCCCCATTTGATGATCTTTTTACATCATCTTCTGTATTAAATGAAAGTGCATAGTCCTTTGTCTCCTTATTCTGATAAGAAACATCAACACTTCTGCTTTTTTGTGGACTGTATGTCAGATAGGTTCCGTCACTGTCCTGAAATACAAGATCATCTCCCAACTGGTATAATTCCTTATGAAAACTGTCATACCATCCTTTTCCAAGCATTCCTTCTTTATCTGACTGGCTGTTATAGGTTCTTGTGAGTTCAAGATTCAAAAGCAGTGATGGAATTGAAAAATCTGTACTTTCATACATCAGATTCCCCTGGGATTTTTCAACGGATCCTGTCCCATTGGGCGTGCTGATCTCCATGCTGTCTCTGTAATCTTTACTTCCTAGTCTTTTTTCATATTCTTCCTGTGTATCCTGTGCCACTTTTTCTGATAATGCATCCGTACTTTTTCCATTGATCGTTCCATCCATTGCCAGTTTCTGTGCCTGTACTTTATAATAGTAACTCTTGCCATCTCCCACTCTGGTATCCATGCAGTAGGAATCTTTGATCGCACCACGTACCAGTGTCGAATCATCCGGTGTGAAATCCGCGGATTCCCCCCTGTAAACTGCATAATAGATACTGTCTGTCAGTTCTCTCTTATCCCAGTAGATGACATTCTTTCCATACGATTTTCTGACCTTTACATTGGTTGGTGCATAATCCTGTGCTTTTGAGGCATCCGTATAATAATAGGATACTTTTGTTTCCCCGCTTTCATTCCCTGCTTTATCAACAACGATCACATAAACTTGATACTCTGTTCTTCCTGTCATGCTGTCTGCTGGAATCGAAACATTTGCATAGGCGTATCCATCTTCATCCGCCCTTGCACTTTCATGGTAAGTTGAGGTTCCTTCCAGACGGTATTTAAAATAGGATGCATTCTCATCTACGATTCCGACCTCCAGTCTCGGATTCAGAGAACCAGATGGTTCGCTCTCATCATTTCCTTCCTCAAAGGATATATCCCCTGCTTCCGGAGCCGTGCGGTCTATCGTAAACCATGTCGCTGCTCCCCAACCTGCAATATAACCGTTGTCTACTCCTCTTACAACAAGTTTATAATGGCCTTCCGGCATCGTACTGCAGTCAATATCCGCACTTCCGTTTCCACTCGTTCCAATCTTTGTAGATGAAGAATATGAAACATAATCACCTGTTTCTTCTCCATTTCCCCAGTTTGCAATCCTGTATTCCACACGGTTTAATGAATGGGATGAGATGCCTGCCCAGTTTACATGTAATGTCTTCTGATGATCGTTGTTTGCATACTGCGGTGTAACACTGACAGATGATGCCGTTGTCGGTCCATCATAATAAGTTACTGACATCTTTGGACGGTTTGATGATGCTCTGGAACTGTAAAACTGTCCATAACTCTTTGTCTCGTCCGCATTTTTTAACATCACACCATACGATGTGATCTTACCGGATGCACACTGTCTCGCATATTCCGTCAGATTAATGCTTCTTGCTTTCTTTGCAGTCCCTGTTGTTTTTACATTTCCATAATTCGTACTATATCCCGGGCGGTTACTCCATTTCAATCCAGGTCTGGTCCAGTTTTCTGTAACTCTTCTTGCCTCGATTGTCTGTCCACTCTGGCTGCTTCCGGTTTCATACATCGTAAGCGTTGCACTGTCTACATATTTTCCTTTGATCTTTGCTGTAAAATCTTTAAAACGCAGATATGTCCTGCAGACACCCTGTTTTGACTTTCCAGCCATCATGACTGTAACTCCATTGTCATAAAAGTTCGTATTTTTATAAGATCCATTAATTACATAGACATCCCAGAAATCCGTGGATCCGGTCCATGTGACCGTCGGATCGATCGTGACTGGATACTGTCTGTCTTTGTCCTGAAAGTAATCTTCATCCAGATGCAGTGTTAACAGATAAGAATCTTCTCCGCCATCTGGTTCAATGTCATAGGAAAGCTTCTCACTGTATGCCTTTCCTGTATGATCGTTCATGTTTGGAGCTTCCAGTGTTGCGACCAGATCCTCTGTTTTTTCATCTAGGAAGCTGATCCCGCCATCCAGTATATTTTTCTTTGGGACCAGTCCTTTTGCCTGAAAGCGGAATTTTAAAACATTTCCTTCTGGAGCTTTGGTCAGTACGATACTTTCCTTGATCCCCATGTTTAACGACTGGTAAGAAAATGTACATTCTTTCTTCTGGGATTCATAGGAGACTTTCACTGGTTTTTCTTCTTTCTCTCCCTGTGCATCTTCCACAGGAAGATCTTCGATCGCCTGTCGGTCCAGCTCTTTGACCGATGTCAGGGCGTCTTCCGTATCTTCTGCGGTTTCTTTTTCGGAAGATCCATCCGCTGAAATGCTTCTTACTGCTTCCTCTGCCTGTGAGACAGCATCTTCCACAGAGTCTGTTCCAGGATCCTCCGTTTTCTTCTCTTCCTCATTCTTTGTTTCCTGTCCATAGATCGGTGCAAAAGAAATCTGATATTTCCCATTTTCCATTAAGACCGGTGTCTCTTCGGACAGATCTTTGGGAAGATAATGTTTTTTATCTCCTTCTTTATTTTCATACTGATAATCCTTTAGATCCTCACCCTGCTCACTCTTTGATTCCGTTACCCTGACAAGACTTGGATCGTACTCCTGAAGATCTCCATTCTTATCTTCAAACCGGACATCCTGTCCGTAAAAGACCGTCTGTTTCTTTCCATCTTCCATCTGGAAAGTGGTCGAATCTTTCGTGTTCTCTTCTTCAACAACTTCTTTCTTCTCTTTCGGTACCGTTTTTGCTGCTCCTACCACAGTCGTTTCATGCACGATCGCAGACCATTGCACGGATGTAAAAACCATCGTAAAGGTCAACAGACAACTGACAAAGATCTTTGCATATCTTTTCATAAACATCCTCCTATGCTTTTCCATTGGCTGTTTTCTATGTTTCCTCACCCTTATTTTGATCATTTCCATCTAAGACAGATTCCGCATCTTCTGAAAGATAGATAACTCCCCATTGATTAAGTTTTATATAAATTGATTATACAAATATCATATATTCATTTCAATCACTTTTATTTTTTTCGACATCTTGCACAAAGATGTCCTGTATTTTTTTGTCACTCTACCAATTGAAAAAATGTACTCTGTCGTTCCTGAATTCGTAAATTTTCCTTTTTTATCCTCATATTCTAAATCTTATATTATTTTTCTTTTGTTTCCTTTTCCGATATTTCTCGATAAAAATAACGATCCCACAGTTCAAAGACTGTGAGATCATCCTTCTTACTCTTTCCACAAAGCATCATCACTTGTTACAATTTTTATTCCTTTGTATGATCGTATCTTTTTTCATCTTTTGCTTGATTTTAATTACAGGCTTCATATGATATCTTTTACAAATATTCAAATACTCCTCAAGAGACGGTATCCTTAATTGTTTTTTTGTATATGATTCAATAATTTAAGATTATTTGGTACATAATTTGACCATATGATTTATGAAATCTACGATTTCTACAACAAATATGAGAGAAAATTCAAAAAAGAAAAATCACATATAAAAAAGGGGCTGTCGCATTAAGCGGCAGCCTTTTTTGCAAAAAAGAATAAGAGCCGGGCTTCGCAAAGCCCGGCTCTTGGTGTAAGATTTAAATATGAACAAAAACAAAATCTTACAGAAAGATTATACCTTATCTTCTCTGTACTATCAAATCAAACTTCCACTGGATCTTGAAATTTTAATCCCAGCAGATGATCCGGTCCGCCTACTGAGTGCTTTTGTGGAGGGAATGGAACTCAGCGATCTTTATAAAACCTATGGAAAGATAAAGAAAAATCAGGCGTCCCCAAGACAACTGTTTAAGATTATCATTTATGCCAGTATGAATCGAATCTATTCTAGCAGAGATATTGAAACTGCATGTCACAGAGATATCAATTTCATGTATCTTTTGGAAGGAAAACCTGTTCCAGATCATGCAACGATCGCTCGTTTTATCTCTCTGCATTTTTCAAAGTGTTCCAAAAATACTCTGGCTGAAGTAAGCAATATTCTTTTAGAAATCGGGGAGATTTCTGGAAAGAGTGTTTTTATCGATGGAACCAAACTTGAATCTGTTGCGAATAAATATACTTTTGTATGGAAAAGATCAGTCACAAAAAACTGTCAGAAACTGTTTGAAAAGATCTCAGACCTGATCCGTGAATGCGAAGTACTTTATGGGATTCAGATCGTTTATCATGATCAGATCTCTCTGCATACTTTAAAAAGGATGAGAAAGAAACTTTATCGGATAAAAAAACAAGAGGATATTTCATTTGTTCATGGAAAAGGAAAACGTAAAACACCATTACAGCGGTCGATAGAAACATTGGAATCATATATTCAAAAACTAAAAGAATATATAAAAAAGATCCATTTATGTGGAACCCGGAACAGTTATTCAAAAACAGATCCTGATGCAACATTTATGCGTATGAAAGAAGATGCCATGATGAATGGACAGTTAAAGCCTGCATATAATCTACAGCATGGTGTCGATTCAGAATATATCACATGGATCGATATCAGTGCCAAACCAACAGATACTGGAACACTGATCCCATTTCTAAAAGATATGGAAAAACATCTTTCCTTTCGATATCAGGAGATTGTTGCAGATGCAGGATATGAAAGTGAAGAGAATTATCTGTTTTTAGAGAAAAATGGGCAGTCATCTTTTATCAAACCCATGAATTATGAGATTTCAAAAACACGAAAATATAAAAAAGATATTGGGAAAATGGAAAACATGGAATATGATCCTGAAAAAGACAGTTATCGTTGTCAAAACAGGAAAATGCTAACAGTCCAATATCAGAGAAAACAAAAGACAGCAACTGGATATCTCCGGACGGTGACTGTTTATCAATGCCATGAATGTAAAGGATGTCCGTTCAAAGAAAAGTGTATCAAGGGGAATAACTGTAAGACTCCGATGGAAAAAAGAGAAAAAAGACTCTATGTATCAAAAGTGATGAAACAAAAACGGGAAGAAAATGTAAAAAGGATCATCAGCGAATATGGTAACCAGTTGAGGATGAACCGAAGTATACAGGCAGAAGGCTCATTTGCGAACGTAAAAGAAGATATGAATTTTCGAAGATATCTTTATAGAGGGAAAGAAAATGTGACTGCACAAAGTGTGATCCTTGCAATCGGATATAATATAAATAAGCTACATCATAAGATACAGAATGGCCGAACAGGACAACATCTGTTTGCGTTAAAGAAATAAGAATTTTTGAAAGTTCAAAATATAATTGCTATTTTTCTTCTAAATATTTAGAAGGTATATTAAAGTACGCTATTTTTAAATTTTTATAAGTATAATGATTAGCGTTTGTTAAAAAACGTTAAAAAGATGCTGCCGCATCTATGATTTATTTAATCATTAATGCGACAGCCCCTTAAGCTCCTTTTAGAAAATACCTTTATGAATAACATAAGGAAATTCTCCACTTGTCATATTCGATAATGTTACAATCTCTATATCTCCAAATTTTTTGAAGATATTAATATTTGTATCAACGAATAACTGAATATCTGAATCTGCTTTTTCTGGATAGTCATAACCAACCTTCATTTCCCTATATTCATACTCATCCTCTTTCAAATAGACTGGAGATGTATTACAGATCCAAGTAGAATCTTGTCCAAACCATTGATAAAGATATTTCATCATCGCTGTAAAGCAACCTTTTTTCCTGTCTGATTCATACACATAAATGTCGCCAATGAGTAGGATTCTATGTTCTATTAATTCGAGGAATAGTTCTTCTGGAAGTAAATCCAAATCATCATGAATTTCTTCACAACTATGTTTTGTCTTTTTTTTGATATATTTGCTCATTACATTATGCATATACAGTCCCATTTCTCCAAGGTCTGCAGTTTCTCCATCAGTATACATTAAGATTTCACGATCCATAGGGATATTTACATATGCTACTGGAAAGATAGAATATACTTGCATCCTTCCACATAATCTTGGTCCATCTTCTGCTGCCATAAATGCAAAAATATAATTATTTGTTAAATAATCAATGTCGTCTTCGCAAATTCTAGGAATGCTTACTCTTACACAATAGTATTTTTCAACAGAAATGATATCAATTTCATTATGATCTTCTTCAATGTCATATCCAATATCAAGCATAATATTTGTCACAACATCTTTCATATAATGCATTTCATTTACGATTGCTTCTCTTGTAACATCTTTCTTTTCCACAAGATACTCCTTTCGATAAGAAGGAGCTGGAAAACGAATATCAAGTATGGAACAGTAATCAGATAAGAAATCTGGGATTGCGATCTTTCCTGATTCAAACATACTGATCTTTGACTGATCTTTTCTGACTCCTGTTTCTTTTTCCAGTCTTTCAACTACATCTGCCTGAGTCAGTTGCAAAAATCGTCTTTGTTCTTTGCAAATTTCAGGTAGCTGTTCAACCAGTTGATCGAATGTATAATACTGCTGCATTGTTTTCCATTTCCTTCTTTCTTTGTTTTTATTTTCTGATTCTATTGTACAAAAGGACGTATCTGAAGTATATGTCGATAAACGTCATAGTCACAGTTACTTTATTTTTTTCTTCTGAGTCTTTTCATTTTTTACTGATCGCTAGGATCTTTTTATAAAATTCTCAGCTGCGTATCCACATACCTTTAGGTGTGTGGATACGCAGCGTCAATTAAATACTCTGCCTGATGGCAGGTTGTGCGTACTATGCCGTACTGTTACCATACGGTTGTTCCGTCCTCAACTCGACAATGATAGAAAGGCTTTTTGCATACATATCACAAGGCTTTGCTTACTCTGACCTAACTTAAATATGTACGATAGAGCAACGGTCTGTTGCGTCAACCGAAGGTATCATGACCTAAATATCGTAGGAATCATTTCTGAATCCTGAGTCTGGTAAACTATTTAACAGAAGCCACAGACCTTTACGGTCTGTGGTAGTTCACCTGGTAACTCTCCATCTAATAGAATAAAATCACCAGAACCGAATCCTCTTTTGTAATAGGTATCCCAAAACGTATTATCTATTTTAGGGTTGACCTCATAAATTTTTCCCGTACAACAATCTTTGTATTTGACTGTAGGTACGTTTTCCGAAGTCCACTTTAGCCAGTCTTCATCTGACATTTCTTCCATTTCGTTATCTCCTTACCGAACCGTTACCGTACAAACAAACTTTTTCTTGCCAACCATAACTGTGATCTTTGCTTTTCCTTTCTTTACAGCTGTGATCTTTCCTTTGCTTGTTACTTTTACGATCTTTTTGTTAGAAGTCTTATATTTCGCTTTGTAAATGCATGCAATCGGATTGATCACTGGTCTTAACTGATAAGATCTCTTGCGTTTTAGTGTCAGCTTCTTTGGTACATTTTTAATGGATGTGCAAGTAACAGCGTTTTTCTGAACCGTAACATTTATTGTCTTTTTCAGTCCACTTGCCAGTGTGATCGTGATCTTTGCTTTTCCCGTTTTATTTCCGGCTTTGATCGTGCATGTTCCGTTTTTACTTCCAGAAATTTTCACGATCTTCTTGTTGCTGCTTGTCCAAGTCTTTACGAAATCCCCCTTTGCAAGTCTGCTTACCACAAATTTCTTTGTTGACTGTTTGCGTTTCAGCTTCAAGGATGATGCATTGGTCTTGATCGTAGCTTTCAGCTGATTGCCAACATTTCTGGTTTCTTCTTTTCCGCAGACATTACAGATCCGTTTCTGTACTCCACCGGTAAAGACACTCTGTGTTGTTACGGTCTGCCAATCACCAAACTTGTGTCCAGTGGCAGGAATCGTCTCTGTCTTTGTTTCTTTGCAGTCTGCACAAGTGTATGTCTTAGAACCATCTTTTTCACAAGTAGCTTTCTCTTCACTGGTTACTTTCCAGTTATGATCGGCTTTTTCTGTCGCAGAACCTTTTTTGATCAGCTCTCCACAGTCGGTGCAATAGATATCTCCACTGTAGCCTTCTTCTGTGCAAGTGGCATTCTTTTCATTGCGGAGTTCTGTATGCTGATGCCCTGTTGCTTTTAGTACCTCTTCTTTGGTTTCTCCACAAGACTTACAAGTGTAGACTTTTAAGCCATCTTCGGTACAGGTTGCTTTTTTGGTTACCTTTCCTTCATCCCATGTGTGGCCTTTCTTTGGAATTGCTTCTGTTTTCGCGTCACCACAAATGCTACAGGTATAGATTTTGCTTCCTTCTTCTTTGCAGGTAGCTTCTTTTGTCACTTTACCGTTATCCCACTGATGTTCTGTCTTTGGAATGGATTCTGTCTTTGTCTCTCCACAGTTCTTGCAAGTATAAGTCTTTGTTCCTTCTTTCTTACAAGTCGCAACTTCGGTTACTTTTCCACTATCCCAAGAATGTCCAGTGGCTTTCACTACTGCTCCTTTACTGATCAGCTGACCACAATCTTTACAATAAAGATCTCCACTGTAGCCATCTTCTCCGCATGTGGCTGTTTTTTTATCTCTGAGTTCTGTATGCTGATGTCCAGTGGCAGGAATCGTCTCTACATATGTTTTATTACAGTCTGCATCGGTACAATAATACGTCTTTTCTCCGTTTTCTGTACAAGTAGCTTTCTTTGTGATCGTTCCCTGATCCCAATGGTGGGATGCAACTGGAATCTTTTCTGTTTTTGTTTCTCCACATGTTTTACAAGTATAAGTCTTAACACCTTCCTCGGTTTCTGTTGCTTCTTTTGTAATCACTCCGTTATCCCATGTATGACCGAGTTTATTGATCACTGTTCCGGATTCCAGTTTTGTATTACAGTCGGTACAGTAAGTATCTCCTGTATAGCCATCTTCGGTACAGGTAGCTTTCTTTGCGTTTCTTGCTTCTTTGTGCTGATGTCCGGTAGCAGGAATGACTTCTGTCTTTGTCGTATTGCAGACAGTACAGGTATAAGTCTTTTCTCCATCTTCCGTACAGGTAGCTTTTTTGGTTACTTTTCCTTCATCCCAGGAATGCTCTCCTAATGGATTACTTAATGTCACATCTTTTGTCTCTCCACAAACGCTGCACTTATAATGTTGGATTTCTCCAATGGTGCATGTAGCAGGTGTCGTTGAGACAAGTTCCCATGAATGATCGACCTTGTCAAGCACATCGACCTCTCGATCTCCGCAGTTCTTGCAGATTCTGTGCCTTGCCCCGTATTTTTTGCACGTTGGAGCCTGATCAAGAACCCATTCGCCGTAATCATGTTCTTTCTCTACCAATTTTGGGATCACGGTTCCTGTTTCCAGTTTCTTACCACAATCTTTGCAGTAAGTATCTCCGGTGTACCCATTTTCCTTATATGTTGCATCCTTTTGATTCCGTACTTCTGTATGGATATGCCCAGTCGCAGGTGTCTGTCGTCTTGATGTTGTAAGTCCACAGTTTTTACATACATAGTAGCTAACACCTTTTTCTGTGCAAGTAGGAGCTTTTACTACATGCTCTTCATAGTCATGTTTTGTTTTTGGGATATCTTCGGTCTTTGTTCCACCGCAGCGACTACAGGTATAAGTCTTAACTCCTGTTTCGGAACAGGTAGCTTCTTTTGTAATCTTTCCTACATCCCAAGCGTGTCCTAGTGCTGGTTTTGTTTCTACTTTTTTCTTTTTATCACAAACATATCCATCATAAGCATCTGTTCTAATACATTTATATGTTGTAATCTCTGGTTCTGTACATGTCTGCTTTTGTGTGACTGTTCCTTCTTCTTCCCATATATGACCTAGTGGATCTTTTGTTTTTACCCATTCTGTGTAAAGACAACCCTTATTTGCACAACGATATTGTGTTTGTGCAGGTGTCTCACAAGTTACGTCTCGCCCTCCAGATTCATACAATTTATGATTTCCTTTACATACAGAATGCTCTTTCAAGTAGTCATCCTGTGAGATTTTGTAGGTATCTTTTATTGTAGTACTGTCTGGTGTGTACAGAGAGAAAAAGTATTTCTGTCCATATAATACTTCACTTCCTGGTTCTCCATCCTCTTTAAAATATGCATTTGTAGGATCTGCATAATAGTAAATTCCGTCAATCTGTACCAGATTCCATGCATGTCGAATTCTATTATCATTATCTATACCATCCTCAAACAAAGCATTTAATCCAACTGCATTTGCCATATAATAAAAAGTTCCTGCGTATCCATCGCAAACGGCCAATCCATCTGAGACAGCTCCTGTTAGGTCGTGCTGATATTTTGTTTCATTATCATCGTCATATCGCACATTTGAAACAATCCAATTCGTGACTGCTTTAAATTTATCATAATCAGATTTTCCATCAAGATTCAATGATCTGATAACTTCATCTAATTTCTTTGTAGCTTCTTGATATCTATCCCGTCTATCTCCATATCCACCACTTCCAGAATAGTATCCTTTATATCCACCATCTGAATATTTTATCCCATCTGAACGATTCTCTGCCAGCAGATTGCCTCCTCCAACAGTAAATGCAGACATTGTATGCCCTTCATTTGGCTTCCCTGTATCTTTATAAATTTCATTATGAATATCTTTATCACATTTTCCATTCTCAATATCTTCAATCGTATGACCTGATTTTATTTCAACGGGAATATCAAAATCATACCTTGCATATTTATTTTCAAGAAAGATTCTTTTTGCTATGGAAGCAATTTCTTTAACCATTTGATCATATGATGTGTATACACAGGTTTTATCCGTTACACACTCGATATTTCCATGCTGATCTTCCCTATAATAAAAACCATCTACGCTAGAATCAGCCAATTTGGTCCACGTTCTATCCAATTCTTCTGCATGAACATGAACTTCCGTGTTCGGCAACACACCAGTCGTTACCGTAGCCATAGATAACGCAACAGCCATCGCTGCTGCTGCCACTCGTTTTCCTTTTTTTACCTTACTCATAATCTACCTCCAATTTTACTTACCCTCTAGTTTTTTGCTGTTCAACATACCATTTGATCGTATCCAGACTAATAAAATCTTCTGTGCTAACAAAATAAGATCTAGTCCAAAGAGAACTCATTTTTGATAGTTCTTTAAATTCCTTTCTTAATATTTTTGATGTGTACTCTCTGATACTCCCCATGATCCTTGTTATTGTTGTCTGTGGATATGCTCTTACATATAAATATACATGATCCACATCACATTTCATCTCAAGAATCTCGATCTGATCCTTTTCACACTGTTCCTTTGTCAATTCTTTCATTCGTTCTTCTACCCCAGGGATCAGAAATATCTTTCTTCGATACTTTGGGCAAAAAACGAAATGATACTTGATCAGTGATGTTGTTGTTTTTGTAACTTTATATTCTCTTTTCATACTCTTATTATAGCACAAGTATGTAGCTGTTTGCAAGTTATACAGCTACAATATATCAAAATGTTCAAAAAAAAATCCTCCAATCCGAAATTGGACTGGAGGATAAAATTAAATTAAAAGCTATTATTTTCCCTTTCAATTATTACATTGTTATAACTTATGTCAATTGTTATTTTTAATTGTGTTTGTATTTTTTTATTTTTTTTTTAGTAAATAATTTAAAGCTTTTTCATTTCCTTTTATAAAAGTCCCCTCTTTCGGTAAATCTAGAGGATCTATTTTCGACATTGGTATTTTAAAATTTTTTTCATTTCCTTTTAAATCCATTGTAACGATAATTGCCTCCTTTGAAATTAGAAAAGCAGAAGCAATATCTATTTCTTTATTTAATAATAATTTTAATATATCCATATTACATTTTGTAATAATCCACTTTTGTTCGTAGCGAATTTCTGAGCACAAACAGAGATATAAATTTTTATTTTTATCTGTGCATAAGAATAAAATAGGCTCGTATTCAAATTCATAAAAAACATATTCTAAATATAATTTTCCAACTTGATCGATATTTTCAAAATATACATTATTCATTATTTTTTACCTCCCCAAAATACTTTTGTGGATCTGATTCTTCATATATCCACCAATCTACATGTGTTCCTTCTACATTTTCTCTTTCTAATCAGGTTATTTTTAACTTTTTACATACTAAATATGATAGATTTTTTTCTTTTTCATTTTTCATATATAAGATTTTAAAATAAAAAAGGACCCCATCAAGGAGTCCATAGTTGTTATTATTTGAGATTTAACTACTCATATATTTTACCAGATATGAGAGAGTTATACAATTTTAATATATTACTTTATGATATTATTCACTTCAAGAAATTTCTGCCTCATTTTCGCTCATATCTAAGAATGGAATATTAAAAGAAGGATATTTTGTCATTCCAGTAACATTTGCAACTATTGGTCTCATGTATCCTAATAATAATGAAGACGCATTTGTTTTTAAAAGTTCCTCAACAAAATGATCATCAATATCTTTTTCCCATTGAAAGACAGATTCCATTTCTAGAACACAATAAAAAGGAAATTTATCATTATCTTCTCCTATATTCAATCTGAAATTTACTATAGCAGAATTATTATTTATTCTTCTTTTAATTTTAGTATTTCCTATTAATTTCATACCATCATATTTCTCTGTATTAAAATTTAAATTTTCATAAAAAACTATTTTTTTTAGTTCGGGATTTTCAAATTGAATTTTGCTATTTTTTAACATTATTTGCGATATCTCCTTCGAATTAAATTTTAAGCAGCATAATTATAAAAACTATTCTGTGGTGTTTTTTTATATTTTCCAATTACTTTTATAACCTGATAAACATCTTTAAACATATCATAATAATCATGTGAATTACCTCTCCCATGCGGTACAGTAGTTCCTATGGAAGAGGCTTCTGACAGTCGTAACAATTACTCATCTCTGACCAGAAGATTCTGGCTGTTCGTACCGATCAGGGCATATTCACTTATGCCGCTATCCCTTTGACGGGAATACTTTTAGGGTTCAGTTCATAGAATTAATCAGGTCATTAATCAGTTTCGTGTTTTCTTCCACTTTCTTTGGATCAATCCCTGCCATCTCAAACACATTAACATGTGTTGAGTTAGGGCTTGGGTCTAACTTTATTATTTCTCCACCAAGCTCAAAGAACTTTTCAACTGGGATTCCTCGACTGATTACTGATTTTACAATTTCTTTATTAATCTCTTCATCTTGGTTTTTCTTCACATCTTTCTCCTCTCGTATCGACATTCTGCTTATCGACCTCTGCCTATGACAAACTTAATTTCTTTCATGACATCGTCTCCTGTATATGATTTTATTTTGCTTCATCATATTTTAGCATGTAAATATCATTCCCATAAAGTGTTGCCATTTGCTGCCACCATTTTTCACCGATCTCTGGGATTTCATCCATCTTTTCAAGTAGTCGCAGACATATCAGCAGCTCTTTAAATCCAACCATAAAAACATAATCTCCCTGCTTCATCTCAAAATAAAACTGATCTCTTTCAGGAACAAATCCACCTTCTGCTTTAAATGTTTCATCATCCTGTACGGCGGTTCCTGTAAGTTTTGCTATTTTCTTTTCATCGAAACATTTTTCCATCTTGTTCTTCTCCTCTTTTTACAGAAACGATCCCACAGCCCAAAGACTGTGAGATCATTATTGGTTGTTATTTTTTCTTCTTCAGGATTTTCATACCCTTTTTCTTTTTCAGATAATAGAATCCTGCTGCTAAGATCAGTACGAATCCACCGATCAGTGGAAGGTAAGTCTTGATATTACTAAATCCACCAGTTGATGGCAGGTTCAGTGTGGAATCATTGCTCACCTCATAAGTTAAGTGATAGAAATAATAGTTATTTCCCTGATGGATTGCATTGCTCACATCGATATTTTGATCGTTCACTTCGCTTTGTGTCACTGTCATTGGGATCGTTACATTGATCGGTTCTTTTAACAGTGTCTTACCGCTCTGTGTCTTTGTCTCTGTGATCTTATACTTATCCGGCAGTAATCCATCAAACTTAATCTCTCCATTTTCGTTTGTTATGTCACTTGCGATCTTGTTTCCATCGGAATCTTCGATCGTAAATTCCACACCTTTTAATCGTTTTCTGGAGGAATCTTTCTTAACTAATTTTACGGATCCACGGATCATCTGGTTAACGAAAGTTGCATCTGCTGTCAGTTTCGCATTTCCCATAGTTCCTTCTGGTCCGATCTTAAATGTTACAGTTCCTTTGCTCTGGTCAACCGTTGCATTGGTGCTGTCAGATGTAAGTGTCAGGAGCTTAAAGTATTTTTCTCCACCACTCTCGCTACATGTATAAGTACCGTAGATCAGATCATCGAAGGTTGCAGAAAGTTTGATCCTTTCTCCCGGATGAGCTTTTAACTGTTTTGCCACTTCATCCTTGCTGAATTCAATCTCTTCCTTGTACGTATGTTTCTTTCCATAGGCATCGGTTCCTTTCAGTGTAAACGTAAATTTCGCACTTCCGATATCCATGTTTAAGTTAGATGGATCGATCTCTTTCGTGATCGTTACCTTTCCTCTTCCCGGTGTATGGGTATTGGTTGCGATCGTTGTATCAGGATCAGCTTTATCGGTTGTATAAGTTGCCTTATATCCGATCTGACTCTCTCCTGTGACCACACCTTTTTGTACTTCCTGCCATGTATAAGTGATCGCTTTTCCATTCTCTTTCTTTGGAACGAGCTTGGATGTCGCTTTCCATCCATTCTTTTCAGACAAGGTTACGGTATCTGCGACTTTTCCGTTTCCGACAAGATTGAACTTGACAGAATCTGGGCGGATGCCATCGGAATCGTTGTTATCACTCCATTTCTTCTGAATGGATTTGGTCGTTGAATCTGGACTATGTGTGTTTGTGATATCTGTTGAGATCGTTGTGATACCTGTAGATTTATCCGTTGATTTCTTTACTTCATATGCCACTTCATAACCTGTTTTGGCATTTCCGTTAACAACAGAAGATGAATCTTCTTTCACTTCATATTCGTAATCTTCTCCAACAGGATCAGTCTTATTGAGGTTATTAAATTCTGCAGTCCAGTTATTGCTTGCACTTAACGTATCATGGTAATCCGTTTTTGTTCCATTCCTATAAACTCTTATATTAACAGAATTTGGGCGGATACCATCACTGTTATTGCTGTCATTCCAGTTTTTCTTGACAACAATTCGTACTTTATCACTCTTATCATATTTGTTTGTATAAGACAAAGTATAAGTATTTTTATCCCAATCACCACTTGCTTCACTGACTCTTGTGTAACCTGCTGCATTACAAACTTCACTAAACGTATAGTTCTTTTCCTCACCACGCTTGATATCTGTCTGCATTGCCCAGTTATTATCTTTGTTCAGAACATAAGTTTTCACTTCATGTGTATTCTTATGTTCTGCCTTGATGGTCACTGATACAGGTCTTGTGTTCATAGAGTTGTTATCATCGATCCAATACTTCTTCACCTGCACATAATCTGATGGAGTGTTGACAATTGTCTTGGAATCATGTTTGTAAGTTGTTTCATCGGTATTGGTATTTCCCTGGGATGCCACATCATGGATAAGGTCCGTAGCCGTATTGTTTAATACTTCTCCGCTGAATGTCAGCTTTTCATCGGACTTATTATATCCAAGTGGTGCTTCGATCTCTTCCACCGTATACATTTCTTTGCCAACACCGTCTTTTGCATAAATACCAGTTGGCAGTCCGAAGAATTCCAGATAACCAAACTGATCATCTTCGGAAACGGTTGTTGCGATCGTATCACCTTTCTTAAAGATCGTCTTTCCATTGCGGTCCACAATCTCACAGGCTGCTTTTAATACAAACTTCGCACCCGGTAACATATTTCCTTTGTTGTCTGTTTTGATAAACTGAATGCTGTATTTCTGAAGCTTATCAGTCAGGTTCAGGTCGATGTTTACATGTTTTGCCGTATCTAAGGATACATCACTCGTATCATCAGGATCGATGACTTTGACTGTTGTTTCAATCGTCTGGTATTTTGCATATTTACTGGATGACTTAAAGCTGATCTGAACTTTCTGTTTTCCAGACATATCCGCATAGGTTGGATTGAAGCTGACATCTGCGTCCGTCACATCTTCCAGTGTTTCCTCTCCATTATCGTCATAAAGCATGGAGAAATCAAAATCACTGGCTTTGTATTTATCTCCTAACATAAAGTCTGTTTTTGGAGAAGCTGTGATCTGTAATCCTTTTGCTGCCACGTAATCATCCGTGATCTGTAACTTCTGATCCTGTGTATAGGTTGTCTTTAGTTCAGAACATCCGTAAAACATCTTGGATACATCTTCCACATTGGATGTGTTGAAACTTGATAAGTCGAGTTCTTTTAATGCTCCGCATCCGGCAAACATCTCAGACATATCCACGGTCTGTGAAGTATCAATGTTTTTAAATTTGATCGTTGTCAGCGCTGTACAGTTTAAGAACATTTTGTTTGATACAGCGTTCATGTAGATGACCTGTCCGGCTCTCTGTGTGGATACATAATAGTTGTTTCCATCTTTCCATAAAACAACACTTCCGTCCTTGTTCTGGGAAACGTCTTTTGTCTGGACGCCGTCCGCTGCCTTTTCCCATGTAAACGTGATCGTCTCTGCATTGGTAAATTCTTTGTTTAAAGTTTCGCCTTCTTCCAGAACATAGATCCCTGTTGATGGTTTTGCATCTTCACTTCCCATTGGATCTTCCACATCCGGCGTTGTATTGTTTTTATTCAGATTGTTCATAGCATCTGGTTTCGTATCCCATGTGATATTGACTTCATGCTCTTCTTTATCAATGGTATATCCGTTTGGGCCGGAAAGTTCTTTGACATAATAGTGGCCCTGATAGAAATTAGTTGTCTGTTTTCCATCGCTGCCTGTTCTTGTGAAATTCACTGGTCCGTCTTTGCTTGTTGTCTTTTCATCGATCTTTGTTCCCGCTTTCCATACAACGGTTCCATCATCTTTTGTGATATCTTCTTTGGCAAACAAGCCGTAAACAGCTCCATTGATGTTATCATCTTCATATGTGAATCCTGCATCCCCATCATGCCCTGTCAGATACTCTCCTTTCTTCTGTAGGGAGATTGAACCCATGACCGGTGTATCTGTCTCGTTTAAGGTTGCTTTTCCGTTTCCGGCATTGTCATATTTGATCTTGATGCTGTCAGACTTTTCACTTAAGGTAAAGGTTCTTTGTTCTGTGTCAAGATTGTAACCATCCGGTGCAGTTGTTTCTTTGATCGTATAAGTTCCATATGGCAGTCTGCAGGATGCTTTCCCGTCAGAGGTCGTTCCTGTTGTTAATGTTGCCACCTGATTCTTTTCACTGTCATAGACTTTGTAGACAGCTCCGTTTAACAGTTTTTTTGTTTCAGAGGATTGTTTGACAAGTTCTACTTCAATCGGTTTTTCATTATCATCGTAAGAATAGCTGACAGTCTTATTTTTGTTGTCTTTTGTTAAGACGATATCCTGATCTTCGATCCAGTCATGCTTATCCTGTTCTTTTGTGCAGCCATTTTCACCGGCTACCTGATGCAGGATATAAGCTCCCAGTGCTACTTTTTCGCTGGTCTTTGCTTTTCCGTCCTTTCCGATCGTCAGTGTTTCTACGACATGTCCATCCGCTTCTTTTAATTCAAACTTCGCTCCGACTTCTGGTACATATTCATCCGCTGCGACTCTCTTTTGCTTGTAGATCTCTACCCATCCGGAATCAGAATATGGATCAGATGCCTCGATTTCATAAACATCCTGTCCTTTTTCCGTCTTTGGGTTATGATCTTTGGAATAGTAGATTCCCATCAGATCATATCCGTCAGCTCCCATGGTCTGAATAACGACAAATCCATTCTTCTTACTGTATTTGTCTAACATCAGGGCAGCTTTTCCCTCTTTGTTCGTTACGATCTCTCCAAGGATTGCTTTTTTGTCCAGGGAATTGATATAGTCGATCCTTTTTTGTGCATTTCCAAGATCCTGTTTTTCAATATCTTTGGTATAAGATGCATCCAGAACCGTAAAGGAAGCTCCAACTTCTGCCTTGCTTCGTTTATTCTTACTCATCTTCTTGATGATACGAAGTTTTGTGGAACCATAGTTCTTTAATACAACATTGTGATTGTATTTTCCTGTATCTCCATCCTCGATCTTGATATCTGCGGAATCCTCACTAAATTTATAGTTTGGAGTTCCTTCGATCTGATGAACATAATATGTTCCCGGATCCAGCTCTTTGGATTCTGCATATCCTTCCGTATTCGTTGTGATCGTATCGGCAACTTTTTTTGTTGCTTTGTTGATGATCTCAAACTTGGCTTTCACTTCTTCTTTTTCCTGATGGGTATCTGTCTCATCATCATCAATGACTAACTTCTTTATTACAGAGATACGGGCTTTCTTTTCCTTGTTCTCACATTCAAACGTATAAGTGATCGGAGTCCCATCACCGTTCATTTCCTCGATCGTCTTTGTCATATCCTGTGCCATCTCATAGCCTGCTTTTCCTTTTGTCTGATGAATGGTATAAGATCCATATGGCAGCAGTTTTGTTGTTGCCACACCCTCAGAATCCGTTGTGATCGTATCAACAACATCGTCGTTGATGTTCTTGATCTCAAAGACAGCATCCGGTTCTTTGACTTTTGTACTTCCTGTGACATAGTATTTCTTGATACTTAGTTTTCCCTGTGTTGGTTTTTCGTTTGCAGTAACTGTTTCATCTGTATTGTTCAGATAGACTTTGATCTTTCCGCCTGCTTCATTCTCTGCTGTTATGCGGAATCCTTTTGGTGGTACAAGTTCTTTTAGATAATATTTTCCAGGATGAAGATCTCCGGAAACGCCATCTCCATTCTTATCGGTCGTGATCCTTCCAACTTCTGTACCAGCCGGATAAAGGACCGTTTTGTTATCGGAACCCTTGATATCTTCTTCTGCATAGATACCATAGATCGCACCTTCAAAAGAAGCTTCTACTCCGTAATCCTCGCTACACTGTTTATGTAAATGAATCTTGATGGGGCTCCATGTATTTGAGACATCCCCAAATTTCAGTGTGCTGCGTTTCCCATTTCCTTCCTGTAATGTCTGCGTCGTGTCATTTAGCAGGTGTCCAAAAGGTGCGGTTCCTTCTTTGACCGTCCATACATGTTTCGCATTCATCTGGGATTCAATGGACGCTTTGACTTTTGCTTTTGCTTCGGCAGTCGCTGCTTTCTTCGCAGCAGCTTTGGATTTATAACGCTTTAATACTTCTGTTTGTTCTTTTTGCTGTTTTTCAGACAGTTCATCCCAGTTTGTGACATATACCTTTTCTTCCTCCCTTGGAATGGTATAGGATGCACTGATCGCTCGGCTATAAGTGACCTTTGCAACTCCATCATCTCCTGTTGTTGCTTTGTCCACATAGACTCCGTCACAGTAGAATAAGAAGGTTGCTCCGGATAATAAGGCTCCTGTGTCAGCATCTCTTTTCTTGATCTGGAGACTGATCTCTTTTGGCTTGGAATCACTATTAGATGCACCAATGGAAGCTGTTTTAGGCTTCGTATATGGAGTGTCATTTAATCGATACAGCATCTGATGGGAATCATGTTTTTTTCCTTTGACACATTTCTTTACTTTATAATAATAGATTGTTCCCTGCGGACCAGTCTTATCGATCGCATCGCAGAATTTTTTTGCGTCAGATGTGGAATATCCACCATCGATGTTTTTTCCTGCCTGATAGACTGTTGTCTGTTTGCTCTTTCCTTTTCCACATGCCCAGATATAAGCCTGTGTTAAGATAAAGCTTTTCTCGCTCTTAGAACCCTGCTCGTAATGAGTCAGTGCTTTTGCAATGGATTTTTTGCCATATTTCACGGCATTAGCGGTCTTATACTCCACGGTATCTCCGTTGCACATGCTCTTTCCGGAATCAAGACAAAATGTCTGCTTTCCGCCGGCTTTGATCTTCCATAAGCCTTCACTGGACGCTCGTCCAAGTTCCCTGATCCCAAAACTGCCTCTTGCTTTACTCATGCTTACTGTTGCTGTTCCTTCTTTGGCACTGACGTTAGTGATCGGTGTTGGCATTCCTGCTAACCCGCCAAAGAGAGATGAAAACAATGTGAGCAAAGATAAGAAGAATGTTCCGATCTTTTTCAGATTTTTTTTCAACTTATTTTTCATGTATGGCTTCCTCCTGTTTCTTTTACAAAACTTAATTATTGTTTGATCCATAACGGTCTGTAAAATATCCCGGATCATCTTCTTTGTCGATGTGTGCAGATTTGGAATCAATGTTTGCATTGCTGTATCCAGTTCCATTCTGTCCGGTAAGATTCACATCTCCTAAGAACATCTTGTCATCATGGATGATGTTCTTCGTCTCAAAACTTCCATCGCTCTTTTTCCAGATAGCGTACAAATGGTATGTTTCTCCTGGTTCACATAGATCTTTTACTGCCTGTCCATCGGTATAATCTGGTTGTACTGTGTCTCGTGTCGGATCTTCAACCCATCCAATAAACGTATATCCAGGACGTTCAAATACATTTTTCGGTAAACTTACGGATTTATTATAAGTAAGATCTGCTGTGTAATCTGCAGCAGATGATCCGTTTCCGTGGAATTTTACTTCGAAATCACTTTTTGCCCATACAGCATAAAATACGGTATCTCCGTCTGTTCGATAGGTAAAAGTCTGTCCTGCGGTATACTGAGGAGATGTTGCGTTTTTATCAGTGCTCCAACCCAAAAACTTGTAACCTTTCTTTTTATATCCACTTTCTGGAAGAGTAAAGTTACTATCATAGGTTGCTGTACTATCTGAAACATTTCCAGAATCAGCTCCATTATCATCAAAGAATACATTATACTGATTAGCGGTCCATTGAGCAGTTTCTACATAGTTTTCTCCACATACTACCCATCCAGTATTTGACCACATTTGATGTTTGTTATCATACCAACCATTTAATGTGTAACCTTTTCTTGATGCAGAAGGAAATGTAAAATTATCTCCATCATAAAATTCTTTTTCTGACTGGTTAACACTTCCACCATTTCCGTTATAAGAAACTTTATATTTATCCCGACTCCATAAACGAACTGTTGCTTTACAGTTTTTATATCGTCTATATACTTTATTTTTTACTTTATAGGTTGTAACGCCAGTATTATAGATGCTCATTTTTATAGTAGTAGTAACTTGATGATCAGACTTATTATGACCTGCAGTGCCTGAGACTGCAAAGTTATCACTTGTTGCAGAGGGTGCATCCAAAGATTGACTGCTATGATAGTAGTGTGCTGGACAATTGTATTTAATTTTCACATCAAACAATGTATAATTCCCATATGGATTTTTATAGGTTGTTGGTTTTGAATTTGCAAATGATAAACCATATGGATTTTTACCATCAACACCAGCTTCTTCAATTGACAATGTTCTACGAGCATTATTAAAATTATCATTGTTATAATCCGTGTTATCATTTTGGCGAATTTTACAATGAATTGTTGAAGTTCCCCATGGACCCTCAACTTGAAAATAAGTAAAACAATTATTATCCGGCCATGATTTTGAGCTTGTTCTATCTTTACCTTCTTGATTCCACGCATGAGCATTTTTCATATAATTCAACATCATTCCACTGGTTAGTGAGATTACTGCTATTAAACATAATACAATCTTATTTCTAGCTGACCATATATATGAATTATGTTTTTTCATGTCCATATCCTCCTATTTAAGTTGTATAGTCAGTTTTTTTGTATCATTAGAAAATAGAATGGTTCCATCCTGATCTGTTCGATACAAATTTTTATTACTGATATATTTTTTTATTCGTCTCATTGCTTCTGGACGAGGATGATTGTATGGATTATTTTTTCCACAGGAAATTACTGCATACTTAGCATTAACTTTTTTCAGGAAAGCTTCGCTACTGGATGTATAAGAGCCATGGTGCGGAATCTGTAACACAGTTGATCTCACATTGAACTTTTTAATAAGCTCTGACTCATTGGAACTATAAATATCTCCAGTAAATAAATAACTATATTTTCCGTAAACTAAACGAATTACAATACTTGTTTGATTTACTTTTTTGTAGTTTTTACCAGGGGATAACACAGTACCTTTTGCATTATTTCCAAAATCAATCTTATTTCCTGTTTTTACTTTTAATGTTTTAATGTGATATTTAGAAATTGCTGTATTTAATTCTTTTGCATCTTTTGTAGATTTATTTTTCTTATATCCATATTTTGCCCGAATAATTGATTTTACCTTTCTTGTTTTGATCAGTTTATCAGCATTTCCTATATGATCTGGATCATTATGAGTTAAAATCATCTGATCAACTGTATCAATATTGTTCTTTTTCAAAAAAGAATCTAGTTTATCGTAATATTTTTCATCGCCCGTATCAATCAAAGTATTTTTATTTTCTGATTTCACTAAGATAGAACTTCCCTGTCCAACATCAATAAAATAAACTTTTAATGTTGGTATTTTTTTTGCTTCTGTTCGATGCTGGCAAAGTATACTAAGTATCAGTACTAAACTTACAACTAATACAAATGCTAATTTAACATTATTTTTTTTACTTTTTTGAAACATTTAGATATCACCTCTTTTTCTTTGGCATAATTATTCCAATCCCGAAAAAAATTAAAAGCATAAGTCCAACATACCGAACAATCTTTTCTCTTCGGATGTCCCATTCGGAAGATTGAAAGTGCATGTCTTTGATCGTGCTGTTCTTTTTCTCCGCGATTTTTTGTCCGTGATCTCTGATACAGTACACAACATACCGGTATCTTCCATGTCCTCGGTACGGATGACAGGTTAAAAGCGTTACCATATCTTTTCCTTTCTGAATCTTGATCTGATCGGAATCATCCGGCTGTATAATCTTGATCTCTTCGACCCGATAAGTAAGCTTCTCCCAAGGATTCTTTATAATCACGCGATTTCCGACTTTTAATCTCTCGATCTCACGAAAATACGGGATCCCTTCGTACCCACGATGTGCAGCGATAACACAGTTGCTGTTTTTTGTACCAAGCGGCAGAGATGTCTCTCCCATGATTGCAGCACCTTTCCTCATATTTTCTAAAGTTGCTCCAAGGTATAATGGAAGTTTTACATCCATCTTTTTTATCTTAATATATCCAAAGTTACTTTTGCTATCTTTCAACTCGATCGGTGATGTACGATAGCTCCATACATCCTTTAAATTTTTCTGCCCTTCCGTATAAATTTTTTGATTATACTGTATGGCTTCTTTATATAAAGGATCTTTTTCTTTTGGGACTTTCTTTGCCTTTTCAAAAGCTTCTATTTCCTGATCGGCATTTTTTTGTTGTTTATAGGAAGAAAAAACAGGAGAGAGAAATACAAAAGTTCCGATTCCTATTAAGATGATGCCTAATATATTCATCAGATTTCTTTTCATTTCGTCTCTCCTTCTTTTTGTCGTATTTTTTCTGCCTTTTTTCTTCGAAGCTTTTGATATATTTTGCCCGGCAAGGCCAGTGCCATAACGATTGCAAGTCCAATTGCGATCGCTCGCTTATAAGTTCCCATCCACTGGGAATCTTTATTTCTTGGACGAATGGATGATTCCTGTGTCTTTTCGTACTTAGTCCTAGCACCTCGAACAAGTAATCGGTGATCATTGACCCCATAAGGCGTACATGTTACGAGAGTAACATAATCTTTTCCATCTATGATTTGAAGTTTTTCTGTATCCTCCGGCTTAACAACTGATATCTGATCAACTTTATAAGCTAGTGTGCGATCTAATACATGTATAAAGAATAAATCATCATTTTTCATCTCTGTCAGATCAGTGAATAGTTTGGCTGAGCTGAGTCCTGTATGTCCAGTTAATACACTATGTGTACTTTTCCCACCTACCGGAATTGAAGATGCTGCAAGGTGTCCGACTCCACGTTCCAAAATTTCTGCATCTGTACCATGATAAATAGGAAGATTAACAGAAATACAAGGGATTTCTAAATACCCCATAACTCCTGAATGATCAAGATTTAAGATATTGTTATAAATCATCGTTTCGCCATTGCTTTTTTTTGCCTTAAAAGGGTCAGTTAATTGAACTGCCGACTTCGTCAGGTCTTCGTTATATTCTTTTGCTTCTTGAAATGCCTTATTTTTTTGTTTCTGATCATATGTTTTTGTTTGTTTCTCATAAGACTTAATCGTTGATCCAGCACTTTTTTCAAATATGTAATTACTGATAAATGGATAAGATAATAAGGCAAAACCAAACAATACAATCAGTATTGGAATAATTTTTTGTTTCATAATCTTTTTACTATACCCTGTCAAATTAATTTGACAGGGTTTTATTTTACAATCAATCTTTACAATCTAATTGTCAAAAGGACCATTGACGAAATCCTGATGTAAATGTAATTTTCCGCATCCAATCATTTTTTTCTCGGACCATTTTCCATGGATTCCATAACCATAATTAGCTCTTACTTTTACATAACGTCCGTGCCATGTAGGTGTAAGGAAATCATCGTTCTTAGTGTATACACCCAAAGAAGGTTTCTCTGTTGTGTATGTTTTCGTTACTTTAAAGTTGTCATCTTTGCTGATCATTACATCATAAGACTTTGCATATTTCACTTCTGTAAAGCTGATACTTAACAGATTATTTGTGAAAATATATCCATGATCAAATACAGCCTGTTCAACCGTTGGTGCCTGCATATACTGATTCATGAAATCTTCATATGCCTTCTTGTAATCTTCATATGATTTTTTGTAATTTGTGCCTGTGTTAGACATTACCTTACTATAAGCTGATTTGGCTGTTGCTGAAGATGGATACTTTTCAGCAGCAAATACGCCTGTTGATCCTGAGCCAATAACTGCTCCACCGATCATAGTTGCTGCCATTGCATATGTAGCAATTTTTTTTGCAAATTTTTTTTCCATGATATTCTCCTTTCAGACAATTAATAATTGCCTAATCCTAAATAAATAGTTACATACTGTCTCTTTACAGTTCTTGTCATTCTTACAAGCTTCAACTTTTATGGAAAAAATATTTATTTAAAATTTTTACTGAACTTCTTTACGTTTCTGGTTCTTCTTGATAATGATAAATCCGCACCCAGCGATCACAACTCCTGCGATGATCAGTGCATAGCTTCCTGCTCCACCTGTCATTGGCAGTAAAAACTGTTTCTGGTTTGTTACCTGCATATCAACAAACGCATTTGTGGATTCTCCATTTGCACTCATGGTTGCTTTCTTATCATCTACAGTGGCAGATGCATTGATCGTCTGAACTGCTACGTCATTTGCAAGTTCTTTTCCATTCTTCACTCCGTCATTGGCTGTAGAATCGTTTCCATTCTTGGACTGGATTCCTGTGATGTTAGCTTCTGTTGGTGTGATATTGGCTTTTGTAGATGTGATATTTACAATGATCTCTTTCTTAAGCAGTGTGTATCCTGCATCAGAGTGTGTTTCCGTAAATCCGTATTTGTCAGCTTCGATACCGTTGATCACAAGTTTTCCGGCTGCATCTGGACTGAACTGTGTAGCTCCTTCTTCTGTAGCGGATTTACCTGTTACCTGATATACTCCGGCTTTGTCTGCTCTTGCTACTAAGTAGTAATTATCAGATTTGTTCTGGATCACGAATTTAACCTTTGTTGCATCTCCCTTGCTGTCAGAGAATTTCTTTGTGAAGTTGTATCCAAAGCTGTATACGATACATTTATCTTTTAAGATATCCCAGTAATCTGTAGATGTTCTCTTCCATGTTAAGGACACATCGTTAGGGTTACCTTTATCACCAAGAACAACTGTATCATCTGTATTGACATCTGCTGTGTAGTAAACAACGATATATTTGTCAGAGTATTTCTTGTTGATTTCACTTAATCCTGATTTTGTCATTTCTACTTTCATAGTAGAGTCTTCGCCAGATTTACCATAAGTTACAGCGAACTTAGGATCTGTGTCAGATGTTTTCCATACTGCGATTGCACCGCTCTTGTCAACGTTGTTAACGTTTGTTGTATCTGCTGCATCTTTGTTGTCATAGATTGCGATCACTGCATTTTTGTTGTATGTCATACCTTTTGCCATCTTATCATCGAATGTATAAGTAGAAAGATATGTTGTGCTTGATGTGATATGTGGCAGTTTGGAAATAAACTGATAATCCAGTTTTTCTGCCTTGGATGCTGTGACTGTACTCTGATATGTGTACTCTTCTCTTGCGTGTGTGAAATCAGCTAAAGCATCCTGATTTGCTGTTGTTACATTATCTTTGTCAGGATTATTACGCACACGTTTGTCTAATGTAGGAACACCTGTTTCGTTTTTTGGATAACATACAACATCGTAGAACCAGTCGTCACCTTCTGAATCTGTAGATGGTAACTGCACGAACCAAGGATTTGTTGTATAAGTTACATCTTCTGGTACTTTTGTTTCAACGATCAGATATAAACCTAAAGGAAGTTTGTCTTTCTTTGTTACACCTTTTGCATCTGTAAGATCCATGGCTGTTCCACCTTTGCCCATATAATCTTCCAGTTTATCTTTTGTGGCTGTATTATCTTCTAATGCTTTTGCCAGTTTGTCATTGATGATCTGGCTTGTAAAGTAATCTTTGCTACCTTCTGCTTTTGCTGCATCGGAATCTGTTAATCCAATGATTTTCTGTAACGCATCTGGTAATTCATAGATCATCTGAACTTTTCCATTTTCAGACTGCTGTTCTACATCACCGACTCTTAAGTAACTAAATTCTACCCCTTTGATTGCATAATTCTTTAATGCTTCTTCTGCTGCTGCATCCTGTTTTCCAGTAGAAGTAAACTGATCTAAGTTAACTCCACCTTTTTTCGCTGCTGTCATGTCGTATTTGTGAATTGTTAATGATGCTGTTCTTGTTGTATCAATAACATCATTCTGAGCTGCGTAAGCAGGCACTGTAGGAACAGCAATCATTGCTGCGGACATACATGCGTACATCACTTTTTTTAATACTTTTTTCAGATTCATACTTTGTGTTGGTAGCACGTAATGAGCTACCTCCTCCTTTCAAAATAAAAAACAATAGATACCCTTTTCTATCACCTGACAGATCCCGCATTCAACGGGCGATTACAATATCTTTTATTTTGAATTACGAATCCCAATAAATGTATCATAGTCACAAGGGAATCAAGAAATATCAGTTCTTGCTTTTATTGGATTCGTATAAAATATAAGTAAGATATTATGCACTTCTTCATCATGGATTGACAATCTGTAAAATTACAATGACCAAAACAATAATTATGACTATATAATAGATAAACCAATACCACGACTTCCTACCGAGAATTCCTCGGAGTACATAAGATAAACTTAATTTTTGTCCTTTCTTCTTATTACATGTCTCACATGAAGCGGTCAGATTCTTTTCATCATTAATGTCGTTGATCTTTACCAATCGAAGAATAAACTGCAAAATCTTTGATTTCTGAGCTTTTCTAATTGATATGATATGATCAACTGTTACATCTTTCTTTTTTAAGAATCTTCCGCAGTATGCACATATATAATAATCTTTGAAGATTGGACGATTTTTATCAAAAAACTTCTTTCGGTAATCTCCTGAACGAAGATAACTGTTTGGATAACTCTGGTATTTTGTCCGATAAGATTCAAGTAATGTTTTCATTGTTTCAATCTCATTTTCATCATCCAGTTGTATCACATATTTTCCTCTTACATGAGAAAAACCTAAAGAAGTTAAATGCTGTTTGTAAAAGTTTCTTCTATTTAAAAGCTTTCGATTTCCTTTTGGAATCACGTCTTTTTCTAAAACTTCAATGATCAAGTTTACACCCTCTTTTCGATTCCCCCTCTTTTCGATATTTTTTATTTTCATGTTCAATAAAAGAACAAAGTTAAGTCCTTAATTTATAAATTGCTATCGCCGACAGCTTTTACCTTAGTAAACTAATTCGATAAAATTCTTATTTTTACTCACTGTGTAATTTGGCCCTTTGGAATCATCTGATTTCACACAGTTCTAAAACGGCTTATCTTTTGCAAGATCGAGAAAAAATCCTTTGGAATCATCTGATTTCACACAGTTCTAAAACTTGGGTTCAATTTTGTTCCATAATTTGTTACCTTTGGAATCATCTGATTTCACACAGTTCTAAAACACAGAAATCTTTTCGAATTGACGTTCTGGTCCTTTGGAATCATCTGATTTTACACAGTTCTAAAACGACCAAGAGTTTTCTTTGAATCAATGAAAACCTTTGGTATCATCTGATTTTACACAGTTTCAAAACCAACTGCACATCTTGATAAAGTGAATTAACTTCTTGAAATCAACTGATTTTATTTTTCATCATCTTCAATCAGCTGTTTCGCTCTCATCTTCTTTCGTAAGATGATAACTGCTGCCAGAATCACAGCAAGTGATACACCACCTGCAGTTGCCATCGCCGGCACACTGTGAATAAATCTGATCCATAGGTTTGTTGTAACATAAATGTTATCCATCGTAATTTCAGATTCATTTCCCGCGGCATCCTTCGCAATTACATGAATGCTTTGAGCTTCATCTTTCTGATCCAGAGGAATGTCAATCTTTTCAGGAACTTTTTCATCGTATTCCTTTATCAGATTATCATTGACATAAACTTTCGCACTCTGTAACAGCAAGTTGTCTTTTACAAGAACTGTTGCGGTTCTTCCATCCTGGGCATAAACCTTACCACCTTCAATGTTTGAGATTAAGATGTTTGGTTTTGTTGTATCAACCCCAAAACTGATTGACGCTTTTTTCTTTGACATATCATTGGAAGATGTATGCTTTGCCGTATCCTTAGAAGATGTAATGATACGATAAGTACCTTCCTCTTTCAGTGCCGAAGCATTGACTGTGTAGGTAACTTTGTACCACTTATCATGTTTCTTCTCAATCGATGCATCTTCATTTTTCAAAGCAATCGGATCATTATCTCTTACAACTTTTAAATTGCAATCTGATAATTGATCTGGATTAATCTCTTCCAAGACAATCTTATCAGCATCTTTTACATAAGTACCGTTAATAGATTTTGCATAAGATGATAAATGATAAACAGAACCATATCGATTAACCGTAAAGTGAATGGATTTTTTTGAAATATTTCCGGCTTTATCTTCTGCCTGAATCACGAATGTATAATAATCATCATTTTCCATTGCATTTGGAATCTGCTGATAAGTTACTTTGTATCCGTTCTCCACTTTCTGTTTTTCATTTACTTTAAACTTACGACCTTTCATTTCTCCGACTAGCTGATCACTGCCTTTGTCAAGGTACTTATCTGTTAATGTATATCCACAAGTAACAGCTCCAGTATTCGCACTGGAATCACTTGGTGTTACCTGATCGATCTTAGGCTTTGTCTTGTCAACGATAAAAGGTTTTGCACTTTGTTTCTCTAAAACATTTCCGGCAAGATCCTGTCCTGCAATAGAAAGATGATATTCTTTATCTTCATTAAATGTAACAGTCATCACATGTTCATTTCCATGACTGCTCCATCCACTTTTTTTTCCATTTGTTGAGACATTCAGTTCTTTAAAATTTTTCTCTGTTACCCGAATGGTTGCAACTCGATCCGCTTTGTAATATTTTTCATTCTTCACAGAATTATTATCAAAGGAGATTTTCGCTACAGGCTTTGTTTTATCGATCACAAAGCTGTCTGTATGAGTACCAACATAAGTTACTGGAAGGTTCTTGTTTCCGGCAAGATCGGTACTTGCTGCTGTTAAGGAATATTCACCGTCCTGATCAAATACTACATTCATTTGATAAATATAATACTGACTGCCATCTTCTCTGCTGTGTAATACTCCATCACTGACAAAATTGGATTTCAATCTTGTTTTTACACCATTTTTTGTCAAGTAAACAAGTGTCTTATTACTGTCAAAGTTTCTTTCTTTGATCGTGATCGTTGCTGTTCGATTCTTTTTGAAGTATTTTCCCTCAGACTGATTATTGTCATAAGAGATTGTGATCTCCGGCTTGGAAACATCAATGTTGAATTTCTTTCGGACCGTACTCTTATGTCCGGTGTTATCCACCATTGTAAATTTAGCTTCTACACCGTTTTTGTTATTCTGAGAAGCATCAATCCTTACATGATCCTTCTTATATTCATACTTCATATCATCATAGGAAGATTCTTTCGAATTCACTGCCCCGGCTTCATATGATATATTCCCAATTCCGGAATAAGTATCTTCTGCTTGAAGTCCAAGGTAAATATCATGATTATAATATTTCTTTTCCTGTGTCTCCTGTAAGATATGAATTGAACTGGTTGTACTGTGTTTTCCATTATTCTCTAGGATCGTTCCGGCTGATTTGTATTCTTCTGATACATTTCCAGCTTCATCGATCGCTCTCGCATAAATGTTACCCTTGAAATTCGGAGTGATCTCAAATGTTGCTTTGGAACCGTCTTGTGTTTTTTCTTTTGATTGTGTTCCTTCATCTACTGTATGATAATCAATCCTTGCAACTCCACTGGTATCATCATGAGATGTAATTCCAATCTTTGCGATCGTATCAAAGAAATATTTAAATGGTCCAGATTTCTTTGTACTCTGGTATCCTTTTACAAAATCAATTGCAATATTCTCAACTTTCGGAGCTGTCTTATCAATCTTATAAGACTCTTCTCCAACTTTGGAAATTGCACCATTGCTGCTATCTTTTAGATAAAAGGAAACATTCTTTTTCTTTGTATCTTCTGTATAAGCAAGTGTTTTTTTCCATGGTCCATCTTTGGATGTTGAAACCAGATCATAACCACTGGTTTCTCCCTGAATTGGCTCAATCACAAAATTCTTTTTCGTAAACCAACCATTCTTTCCATCCGGCTTTGTTAATTTATAATGTTCATTTTCATGAATATCATTTGCTTCAACGTATAAATCTCCGCTTTCATAAGTTACATCATAATATTCTGGCAGGTTCACACCTGAGATTTTAATAACTCCCTCATGTTTTCCTAAACTCGTAAGTTTTGGAACATCCAATGTCAATGTCGGATCGTTAAAATCACTTTGCTGATCACCTGCAACAAAACCTTTTACTTCATAAGTAAGTTTTGGATTTGCTTCGCCATATTTTCTGGTTTGATCTTTCGCCCGATATACAAGCTTCGCTTTCTCAATCGTTCCTGTTACTTCTGAAATTTCTTTCAATCGGTAATTGGCACTGTCTGTACCCTCAATTGAAAAATCACCATCAAATACGATCTTCTTGTCAGTTCCAACATTTTTTGTATCATATGATGGTGTTGGAACATTTAATTGTACATCATCTCCGGATATTACTCCGAGCAATGTTACTTTGTTTGCATACTCTGCAGTTGTTGTACCATCATAAACTTTACTCTTGATCTTGATCGTACTGGTCGTGATCTCTTTCTGTTCAATCGTTGCTTTCAGTCCGCTGATATCATCAATTTCATAGTTGTCACTTGATAAATTGATAGAAATTGGAGAAACCTGTTGTTCTCCAACATTTTTCTTTTCAAAGGTTGGATTTTTATAACGGAAATAAAACTGATTTTCATCACTATCCAACACGTTTTGAATACTTGGAGAGGACTCGTATTCTGCATTGGTCGTTCCATCATAGACTTTATTCTTGACGGATGCTTTTGCAGTCAGTTTTCTCTTTTTAGTTTTCAAAACGACATCCTGCCCTTTGATCTTGATTGCAGCACTTCTCATTGCTTCATTTGCAGTAAATGTAAGTTGATATCCATCATCTGTTTCTTCCTTATTAAAGGAAAAACCATTAATAGTATCTGGAACCTCATAATCAGGTATCACATCTGTTTCTGAATCTTTCTGCCCATCATCCTGTTTCTGATCATCTTCATTACCAGAATTATCTGTTTGATCTTGATCAGGTATTTTTGTCTTAGAAACAAAAAAAGTAATAGAATCACCATATGTTATATCATATGAATCTTCTATCTTATTTTCTTTTACTTCCTGTCGTTTCCCTGATGCAGTTTCAAAATTCGTTGATGTTTGCAAAGACTGTTTCAATGTCTTTGCTCCGATAGAACTTCCAACAGATACATTTTGTGCCATGACGGCAACATTTGCTACCTGCGGACACGGAAGCATACATACAGCACTTAAAACAGCAATTGTACGCTTCACATTTTTCCTCATTTTACAACTCCTCTCTAACTATTATTTCCACTACTGCCACTCGGCAGATCCTACCTTTGTAGGTTGTTTCGATTATTTCTTATTTTTACTCGCTGTGTAATTTGACCCACTGGAATCATCTAATTTTACACTGTTCCAAAACCTTGTAACAACGACAGGTCTTACGAAAGGACCACTGGAATCATCTAATTTTACACTGTTCCAAAACTAAACTTAGAGTTATACATTTACTGGATGGCCACTGGAATCATCTAATTTTACACTGTTCCAAAACTCGAGCCGTTGATTTCCATCGTATGAATAGTCCACTGGAATCATCTCTTGTATTTGATATTTAAAGACATTCTCGTTACACAATTTTAAAATCCTACAGTAAATATCATTACTTTTCTGCTGACCATCATTCCATTGCAAGCAATGACTGATATGCCGCTGCTGCCATCTCGACAACTTCTTTTTTCTTTTTTGCTTTAGGTTCTACAAATACTCTTGTCACATTACCATAAGAATCTCGAATTATCTTTACAATAATCCGCGATTTCTTTTTTTCTTTTTTCTTACCATTACTGTCAAGACTCTTTGATGTTTCTGTGTTATTTCGATTATCATAAGCACGTTTATTATTATAAGCACGGATATACCAGACCGTTTCATAATAATTATGCTCATCATTTCCGATATCTGTTTTTTCTAATTCTAAATATTTATAACGTTTAAAAAGCATGTATCTCACACTCTTTCTTTTTTCATTGTTCTTTTCTGCCACACTGCAGATCCTACCTTTATAGGTTATTTCGATTATTCTCTTATTTTTACGCACTATGTAATTTGACCCATTGGAATCATATGTTTTTACTTTGTTCTAAAACTGGTGTGGAGACAAAAAACACACACGAAAGCCATTGGAATCATATGTTTTTACTTTGTTCTAAAACACCTTCGGTTATCATATTCATAATTACTGTCCATTGGAATCATATGTTTTTACTTTGTTCTAAAACGTCGGTTTTTGAATGGTCAACAACTTTTTACCACTGGTAATCATATCACTTTACATCGTCCTAAAATCCAGTATTAATTATATCATGATTAAATAGTTCCACTGGAATCATATAGTTTACATATTTACCTATATCTGTTTCTCAAGATCATGAGAATGTATCATTTTTACAAATTTCTTATATACCGAAGAATTCTTATCGAGAGATCCCCAAAGAATTTCTCCATACATACGAATTGCACTCTTTTGATATCTGTAAAATGTCGTTTTAGAAATATCAGAAAATAACCCAGCTTCTTGCAATGCTGTGATGATCGCATCGTCTGACATTTTGTAGGGTCTAACGTCAAAATATTTCATTTGTAGCAAATGATACCATACACGTCCCATCTCCGGCATCTGTTTTAGACAATGCAGTGCTGAAATGGCTTCTTGCAAAACCATATCATTAAATTCTATTTCGTCATCTCGCAGTTCCCATTCAAAACTCATATCATTCGCGGCCAAACGTTTCGTTTGCATCGCCTTAGAATATTTCAAGGATAATTCCAATCTTCGATAACTTTGTAAGAATTTCTTTGTATCATGAAACAACTTATCTTTCTTATCCTTTGATTTCTTTTTGTTTGATTCTTTTTTCTGAGTCGTTTGTTGCACGAGAACTGCTTGCTCTTTTTCAGGTGGCATAATTAACAACTCCTATCTTCCATTTTTCTATGTGTTTTTGACGCACATATTCTTTTGATATATATATAATTATAAACACGTTACACATTTTTTGCAACTTTTTTCTTATTTTTTAAAAATTTTGTTCCATATTTATGTAATACTCCCACATTTTTAAGAGGACTGTGTATATTTTAAAATAGGGCTGATTTCTCAGCCCCGATTATGTTCATAATTAAAATCCTTTCGTATGTCATGGCTCCTTCCACTTCCCTTTGGAGGTGGAAGGAGTCTTATGAATTTACAACTATTAACCTTGGTTTTGGATGTACTTTTGTATAGTTGCTGACGATACTTCGCCTATGCTGCAAGCAAAATAGCCGTCAGACCAAAAGATTTTCTTCTTTCAGTACTGTTCAGACAGAAAATCTGAATACTTTTGCCATAAATAATATATGATCTGTTGTTTAACGGCTTTTACAATGTCACATACTCTGTCCGTTGCATCATAGCTTACTAAAAAATATACATGGTCTTTGTCAGTTTCCATAGCAATAATATTCCAACCATTAGAATTGCATATATCGAAAATCTTTTGTTTTACATCATCGGCAATAGTACCTTTAAGTAATTGCTTGCGATATTTTGTAACTAATACTATATGTACCTTGAGACTGTATTTTCGTCTGTTATGACGATTATATCTATTATCCATAGTTTACTTCCATACGTTGACTTTCACTAATAAATATCATATACTATTATTAGTGAAATATTAATGAAAGGAGTACATTTATGGAACAGATAACCATTACTGCCAAAATACAAATATCCGCTACGGCTGATGATAAAGTTTTACTTAATAAAACCATGTCTGTATATAGTGATGCTTGCAATTATGTTTCAGATTATGTATTCCGTACACATGACCTAAAGCAATTTTCTCTGAACAAGGCTTTATATTCTACGCTTCGTGAAAGATTTGGACTTAAATCGCAAATGGCTCAATCTGTATTTAAGACTGTTATTGCCAAATACAAAACTGTTCTTGAGAACGAATCCAAGTGGATTAAGCCATCTTTTAAGAAACCTCAGTATGACCTTGTTTGGAATAGAGATTACTCTCTGACACAGAACTGCTTTTCGGTAAACACCTTGAGTGGTCGTGTAAAACTGCCATATTTTGCTGAAGGTATGTCTAAATATTTTGACCATACAATTTATAAGTTTGGTACTGCCAAGCTTGTAAATAAACATGACAAGTATTTTTTACATATATCTGTAACCTATGATGTCGAGGAAAGTGATATTTCTGACATCTGTAATGTTGTAGGCATTGACAGAGGTATTAACTTTGTCGTTACCACCTATGATAGTAAACACAAGTCGGGTTTTGTCAGTGGCAAAGCTATTAAACAGAAACGTGCCAACTATTCAAAACTTCGGAAAGAACTTCAAATGCGTCAGACTCCATCTGCAAGACGAAGAATGAAAGCTATTGGTTCACGAGAAAACCGTTGGATGCAGGATGTAAATCATCAAGTATCAAAGGCACTCGTGAAGAACAACCCAAAACATACATTGTTTGTTCTTGAAGATCTGTCAGGTATTCGTAATGCTACCGAGCGTGTTAGAACGAAAGACCGTTATGTATCTGTGTCTTGGTCTTTCTATGACCTTGAACAGAAACTTATTTACAAGGCAAAACAGAATCAGTCTACTGTAATTAAGGTTAATCCAGCTTATACAAGCCAGTGTTGCCCTGTCTGTGGACACATTGAAAAGGCTAACCGCAATAAGAAGATACATCTGTTTTGCTGTAAAAACTGTGGCTATAAATCGAATGATGACCGCATAGGAGCTATGAATCTGTATCGTATGGGAATCAACCATCTTGAAGATAGCCAAGTACCTGATACAGTTACAGCCGAGTAAACTTTGCTGTAAAGGGTGTTGTCAACCACCCTATGATGTAACGCCACTTTAAGTAGCAATACTTATCGGGGTTAAAGGTCGGAGGCTTACGCCGTCACTACGACTGGGCAGTTACAAGTCCACTACCTTTAGGTGGTGGGTAGTTGACATACATGAAATACATTCTATAAACCATATTGATTCATCATTTCTTCTACAGAAGTATCCCCGAAATCTGGAGTCTGATCATTTACATTTTCTGCACCATTTTCAGCCTCGTTAAAATCAACATTTGTATTTATAGCATCATTTTCAGAATCTGAGATTGTTGGTGTAACTTCTTCTGTTTCATCTGATTTGTCTAAATTGTAATTCATCTGCTGCTGGCCACTAATGCCATTTGCCCAAGAGGAACCTCTCTTGCTCTTCTTATTTTTATGCGGTTTATTAATCGTATTCTTTTTTGCTCCTTTTGATGTAGAACTGCTCATCGTATGTTCTTTGTTATCTCCAGTAGCTGCAGCAAATGCTTTTCGGTCAAATGCTTCTGTACCAGGAATATATCTTAGAACATACAGCTGGTATGGTTCTTCTCTCTTTCTCCATTCCGGCACATGCTCAATTGCTTTCTCATATTCTAACTTCTTTGCTTCTGGATGAAGCTCATAATCAAACTTATTACAACGGAATACATTAAATCCTTTGCAGAAGATCAATTCATCTTTATATTTGAATCGCTGTAATTCATCTGGATTATTCACGTAACGCTTTCCTTCTCCTTCTGATTGACGTACTTCTGGTGTGTAATCCGTGATTCGAAGCGTTTTTAAGGATCTCTGTTCTGTACCAACTTCAATAGTCGAAATACCACTCTTTTCAGAATAATATTTCGCACTGGTTTCGTCATTACATCCTAAGAACAGGCTTGTATCACAGGCTGCAAGAATCTCTTCCCATAATCCATTCGGATATCGGTTCTGCATCTGCGTGATTGCCTGAAAGATAATGGTTGTTGCAATACCACGACTTCGGACTGTTGAAATTTTCTTTCCAAAATCTGGGATTTCTCCAAATGCCAATAGGTAAATCTCTGATAATATCTCGGATTTTTCCCCTGGCCCGCACCGTACATGACAGTTTCCCGTCATACGGCGTTCCACCGATATTATTTATACCGGCTTGAGGCTATCCCTCCGCAGCTTGTTATCACTGTTTCATCGGTACTGTGCCTCTGCTCTCACTACGATAAATATACTTATAGCAGCAGTTTCATTTGCTGCCTTTCGTCATAACCAAGATACTTTTTCACTGTGTAGCCAGTTCTCTTGTCCGCAGCTTTCCGTGTTCCATATAACCTAGCATTGTTTTCCCTTAGGTCGTTTCTTTAACCCTGTGTGCATTTCTTATGAAACGTATGTCCTGTAAACATACAAGGAATTTCAGCACAAACAAATTTTACTCTTCCTCGCACACACATCATTTGATCTGATGCTCCTGCATTTCTACAGGTTATTCCTATAGAGCTGTACATTCGAAACTTTGTCAGACTATCATAAGTCATTCTAACCATAGGAAAACCCCGCCCACACTGTCGTACACAATCTCCACCTCTGGAAATGTTTCCTCGTCTGTACGTTAGGGTATACTTCATATGACTTCTCCGAGCTTATAACCTCAAATGTCTACATCACTTGACGCTATTCGAAGGTTTAGCGTGTTCCCTTCCGGGCGTTACCCCATCATTTGAAACAATTGGTTATATAGTTCGCAATCGGATTTATATTGAATAAATACAATTACGCCGCATTTTTGTCGGTTATTGCTACCGTTTTGTGATGCGGAACACGTCACACTATTTGGGAATTCATCTAACAACATCTGCACTTTGACTGGTAAGATTCCACCTTCTGCTTTATCATCTGCATATTTGACGAGCTTATTATAAGCGACCGCTTGAAATAATGAAGCCATGAAATCATACGCAGAGTTCTGATCCGGTGTAATGATAAAGTAAGCACATTTTTTTGTTCCTGGTAATGTCAGATCGATCTCATCGTGAATTGAAATACTTTGAACACCTTCCTGAGCATATACTAACAGTCTTGTTGCAACGTCTGCTGTAATATTGGAACGGAAATTTTCAGAAGACTGAGCATAGATCAGATATGGTTTCTTTGCTGGATGTGTTGCATCCAATCCATCAAAGATCGCATCCAATACTTTTGGATTTGTTAACGTGATCAGATTATAGAGTTCTACCATGTTCTGGTTTTCTTCCGGTAATTCTGTTACAACGAACAGCATCAATGCAATCAAAAGATTCAGTGCCGCATTTGCGTTTCCACCAGATCCGGACATACTTGCTGTATTCTTCATGATAATATCAGCAAGTACATTAATAAAAGCATGTCCCTCTTCGTTATTCAGTCCCTGCAAACAGTTGAAGGAATCAGAAGCTTCAAAGTTCTTTAGATTATAGTATTTTACGATATAACCATTCTTTTTCAGATACTTTGCCATACTTTCGGCCATTTCACCTTTAGGGTCCGTGATAAAGATAGATTCTCCACGTCTTACACACTGGAAGATGATGTTACGTACCAGAGTACGTGATTTACCGGTACCAGGACCTCCACATACCGCGATGTTTCGGTTGGCATTTCCATGAACATCCTTCACAATGACTTCTTTTGTATCTTCCATGTATCCAAGAATGTTTCCATCAATCTCCGGATCATCCAGCTGATCGATAGGAATCCTCTTTAAAGCTTCTGCTTCATCTTCTGTGTCATTTAATAACTTTGCTGTTCCGTAAGTTCCGTTCTTACTGATCCGATAATCTTCTCCACGCCCTGATTTTTCAAGAAACCAGTGGTACGCAAAATATGCCACTACATTAGACAAGATGAAGATTGCGATTCCCACAAATGAGAAAAATGATCCAATACAATTAAAAAAACTGTAATCTTTTTCTCCAAACAGCTTCGCCGGTTGATAACTCACACTGATCATTCCTGATATATAGACCAGAAACAATTCTCCTATTGTGAGAAGGATTCTTTTTCTCCGTAATTTCTTGTCTTTTACGGTATAAAATCCTTTCACACCGCCAACAAGAGCATCTTTGACATCTCCTACTGCCAACTTTTTCTTTTCTTCTGATTTTTCCTCCTTTTTCTTTGTACTTTTGATCTCCACTTCTTTTTGATCATTAAATTTCATTTCCTTTGTCCATCCTTTCTGCTTTGTGAAGATTCTCTTTGTCCCCCTTCCTTGAATCTTCTTATTAACTTGTTACTGTTCCAACTGGAACTTCCGTCTCTGACACGGACATGTTCTTTAAATTTCGACAAAGAAAAAACAGCAATCAAAATGATCACTGCTAGAAATAATGATTAAGTTTACATATATTTTATTTTTTATCTTTATAATTTTTAGTTGGTAAGAAAGATTTTAACAATTCAATATACCATTGGCCGTTTATCATTTCCTGCATAATTTCTTCAAAATCATGAGAATCTTTCATAAAACTCCAATAGCTTTCACACCCATAGATAATCTTCTTTAGTTCAAAAACGTAAATTACGGGATTCATTAATAAAAGAACAAGGAGCAATTTATCATTAAACAAATTACTCCTTGTTCTCATTTTCCTTTATGTATTATTTAATATTTCCTTCTGTAATAAACACGATATGATTTTTCAGTACCATTTCGTAATATGTACTTAATATTGCATACAATACAGAATATTCTCCATGATCACAAGTTCGACCTGTCACATATAAAGCAGTTTTATTATTTAATAATTGTGACCATTCCGCTTCTTCTCGTAAGTAGCTGCTCATTTCCATGTGCAATAAAAGAAGTGAAGGAAGTAATAATTCGATCAGCTCTTCATTCGAATCTTCTTTGCTTCTTAGATTATCACTGGCTCTTTGTAAAAAATCAATACTTTCAATTTCCGCAGTAGCGTTTTCTAATATTTCTGATCGAATCGTTTTTATATCTTCAATCTGTCTTTGAATATCAGTATCAGAATTTATGAATTTTTTAAATTCTAACTCTTTAATTTTGTATCCTTTTTGTCTCAGATTATCTTTCGTAGATTCATACAGCTTTCCATCTTCGTCTTTTATGATCACACTTAATTTTTCTGGTAATATTTCAGGATTGATAATTGCTTCTCGTTTTTCTACATTTTCATTCATTTCTTCTTTCCTTAACAATCAATTTGCGAGTGTGTAAAAATTTATAGCTAGAACATTTGAAATATACTTCTCCTTTCCGTCCTTAATATACATAATATGAAAATTATTACTCACTGCTACAATTATAGCAAACATATGTTTATAGCACAAATTACACATAAAATATATTTTACTATATAAAATGCAGAAAACTTTTTATGATTTATTTTGTTTAATTAATAACATCTTTTTCAGTATTCACAATTTCTTTCATTAATCCTTTTTTATTTTAATATAGATATCTATACAATATAAAGAATTAAAGAAATCCGGTTTAGCTTCAACAATCATTTCATGTTGTTTTAATTCCTGCACATAATAACACATATAAAAAGATGGTACAGATGCTCGTATTAAAAGTATATCTTCACATCCAACATATTGATTAAAAGTATCTGCACTTTCTCTTATTTTCTTCTCTTCTTTTATGCTTATCATGTTAGCAATTCTTTTCTGCTTTTCCTGTAAATTTTCCTTTCTGATCGATGCGATGTATTTACTAAATCCTATTTTCTTACAAGAATATTTCGCATTAGCAATCCCTTTATAATTTTCAAAATCACAAACTTTCCAAATTATCCAATCATCCAATAAATCTTCTAAAATGGTATCTTTCATATCCTTTATCAGTTTATTAACCGTCTGTTCTGAAACATGACGATCTGCATTTTTCATCTGATCCGCAAAAACAATATGTTCGATCCTGATATTCTCAGCTTTAAGAAAGCAAGATAATGGATCACTTTTCTTTCTTTTTGAGAATCTTTCTCTTAAATATTCGTGATATTCAGAATAGTTAGGACAATCTTCCCATGCCTGTATAAATTTATCTATTGTCATAATCGTACATAACCACATATAAAGATCTGAACTCATTTCCGAACCAGTTATATATAATACGGTATGTTCTTTTTTATATTGTTCCAATTTCATTACATTCTTTATCATATATTCTAAAGCATACTTGGTAGCATTATCCCATATACTTTTCAGCATATGACGATCTAATGTTTCAGTCAGAACATTCCATTGTTTCATTGCTTCGCTGTCATTTTTAAACCCTATAAATGCTAGATTCATTACATCTACATCTTTTATCAGCAATGTGTCTAATATCCTGATTGCCAGTCCATCGTTTCTTCCTGTTTCCAAGAAATAAAGGATTATACTTTGAAGTAATCTTGCGATTATTCGATCATATAAAGACAATTCTTCTTCGGATTCCACTTGCAAAATCTTATCGATCAACTGCTGCACTTCCACATCACTTTCTTGATTGATTTGCTCTTTTACACCTGGCCGCAGATCCAATGCTAAATTATAAAACCTATCATTATTGCTTTTAATATATTTTCTTGCCTTAGATAATAATTCACCGCTTTTTTGAAAAATCAATAGAACATGAGTATCTTCTCCGTCTTTTTTCAAACAAACATTTTTGCAGATCACAAGTTCCGTATCGTTTTTATCTTTTGGTACAAAAGTAAGCTCGTTGGAATCGCTGTTTATTACTATCCATTTATCGTTATCTGAAATTTTTGCAGCCCCGATATTGGCATATTCATCCATTATCATTTCACGTTTCCAATGTATAGGTTGTCCTTCACCAGATGTTCCTAAAATAAGCCTATTGGATTCGGAAAAGTTTAAACTCTTTATCAACTTTGATTTTGATATAATAATCTTATTATCCATTCTGCTGTCTCCTTTACTATTTCATAAAAATTACATATACAAAAAAGACTCGGAACGATTTTCCAAGCCTTTTTATTTTTTCTCAACACATAAAATGTTCAAATGTTTGTGGATGCGGAGTTAACACTTCTGCTACATATACACCATTCTTTGAGTTCACTTGAATTAAAGGTGTTATGACGATTGCATTTTCAATATTATGATCCTTATTGGTCCAAATTGTATGTCTATGTCCAATGATACCATCATTTTCATGCTCATAATAGCTTTCAAATTGAAATGTTGCTGCATCGAAATTGAAACGAAATCCAAGATTGCATACAGGTTTTTCCTCTGTAAGCTTTACAATCACAGGAAAATCAAGTTTTACTGTTTTGTAGTCCTTTATTCCAACTTCGATTTCAAGTATAAAGAAATACTCCTCATTAAGATCTACAAAAACTGGGTATCCGATTCTGCTCACCCTTCTCCCCATTTTCTTAGAGATTGTCACATAATCTTTATTAGGATATCGATGATTATATTTATAAGGCTCTAATTCTTCTTCTCCAAGCTTAAATTTGAATATCAGAAAGTCTTGATCGGCATATGGAAAATAACATGCAAAATCAAACACAATGCATCCTTTCCCTTTTGATATTTCTTCACCTAACTCATTTATCACTTCTTCACCGTGCATTATTTTACCTCACTTTCTTAATTTATTGACTATAAGCATAATATTTGATACAATAAACATACAAACAAAATATTTTTTCTAAATATCGCCTATAGGGCATCAATAATGATATACATTTATTATTTAAAAACCTCGTAAAAATACGAGGTTTTTTACGTTATATAAATACTATTTTATTAACATTAGAAAAAATAGCAGAAAATAGTCAAAATAATTTGCATCAAAAAAAGAGAAGATTCAAAACCTTCTCTTTTTAAAAATTATTATAATGATCCAAATTTCTTTTTATACATTTACTTCTTTTATTAGCTTTAGCAGATCTTCACAGGTTATTGTTTCAGCATCCATATTTAATGCTCCTACCAGATGCATTGCAGTGTTGATTCTTGTACTCATTGCTTTTTCATTTAAAATATTCCGAATACAACTCTGTGACACTCCTGATAGCTCTGACAATTTTGATACATTCATGTTCTGCTGTTCCATAAGCTCTCTGATTTTCTTTCCGTCAAGTATATAATACATTTGAAAAACACCTTTCTTTTATTATTGATTGCCAATAATAATTATAATTGTGTTAATTACAAAAGGAAAGCCTCTTTTCGTGTTGTGTATCCTGACCGAACCCATGACAAGCCACTGGTTTTTGCCTGCGTATTTTATAACTTTCTTTTGTCATTCATTTTTACGTATTGATAGTTAACATTACCAAGATTCCAGATACTTCTCAACAGCCTCTGCAATGGAAGTTACTGGGAAATTAGCCAAAGTCTTAGAATTACCATCACCTTTAGCATATCCTAAATAAGAAAACTGCCATTTGCCATTCAGCTTTATAACATCGAAATATTCTTCTTTTTCATAGTTAGCGAAACAAAAGACTTCTGGATGTGGAATCTCGATTAATTCAAACCCTTAAATGTCATATCCATCCTTTTCAATCAACCGTGCAATCTCAACAAATTCTTCTTTTTTAATATCATGGTTCCAACTTTCCAAATGGATATGATCCTCTGTGATTTCAGATACATCACAGATATGAAAGTGTGGACCAAAATTCATTAACTTTTTTACCTTATCACTTAACATTTCTAATTCCTTTCTTAATCTTGCTGCTGCCAGAGTACGATTTTTATAATCATGTTTTCTGGATTCCATAGGGATTCTTTTTAGACATATATTGATTACATCCAGCATCTTCTATTTTTTCGCCTTTGGAATTCTTATAATAAATACCAGCATCTTGCTCATATCTTGAGATAAAATAGCCGCCAATATAAAAATCTTCGTATGTCTTATCCTTCCATGGATCACTTTCGCCATCATCAATATCAAAAAATCCACGTAATCCAACATACATGGTTATGTCACTATTTCGACATATTTTGTACTTTTCATTGTCCTTTTTGATTTTCAACCATTCTCTGTCTGCCGGACCACGCATTATCCAGTCTTTCGTACATATAGCCGTATAAATCCCTGCCGCTTTTCCATGTTCCATATATTCAAGAATCCCTTCAATTCTTCCATACATCGGATATCCAAAAAGAATCATTTGAACATTGCTTCGCATTTTCGCATTTTCAGCAGATGTGATCAGAGATTTATACAAATTTCCCATAAATGTACGAAACACGGACTGATCCTTATGATATTGTCTGGTAACGATAAACCAGATTGTTTTTTCTTTTGTAAGAGAATCTACAGATATCATATCCTGTGTTTTTCTCATACTTTCCGCATTGTAGATTTTAATAGCATATCCATGCTTCATTAGATAATCTTGCATTTGTTCTGTGCAGATTTCTCTTTCTGGATCAGTGATCACAATGGAATCTTCTCTTCTTACACTTTGATAAATCAGATTTTTCTCAAAATCATAAATCGGATTTCTTCCAGCTCCACTTTCAACATATAAATTTCCATTCTTCCTCTGTAAGATGATGAGATTATATAACTTGTCATATCCAATGATATTCCCTGTTACATCTTTCTCTTTCAGCATATCTTCTGATACGATTTCCAGATCACGTCCAACCGGCTTACGGAAATTTTGCTTTATATTATCTTTTTTCATGTCAATACTCCTTTATGTATTGTTTGCCAATATAAGAATAGCGGTAATTCTCATGATAAAAGGAAAAGCCCGCTATTTTTATATTGGTATTTGGTTATCTCCGTTTACTATACATCGTTAATAGGTCCTCTGTATTTTCTGGAATCGGATAAGGATGATTCTCTGATCTGTACATATAACAATGACATTCGATTGCATCTTCATTATCTTTGCATTTTATAATCTCACGATATTTTGGATCATTAGAATGACATGACATTCCTGGAATCTCTGGTTCTTCTCCGATGGTTGTATTTCCACATTTATGTGTGTAATGCAGGGAAGAATCTGTATCTTCGATCAGAATGTCTATTTTGCAATGATCGTATATTTCATTGATATGCTCCATACACTCTTCTTGATCAATAGTTTCAATATCCTTACATTCTGTGTAAAGAGTAGTATAGATTCCTTTATCATTTCCATATTTCATATAATCATCTAAACCTTCAATGACTCCATGAAGCGGATAATCAAAGAGATCAACCTGAACCTTTGGATGTTTCGGATTCAGATCAGCTGCTGCTATCATCATGTCATATAACTTTTCCATAAAAGAACTAAACAAAACCTTATCCTGTGCAGTTTTTCCCGGCGTTACAAACAATACACATTTCTGTTTAATCGGCATTGCCATATCGTATTGATGGAGCTTAAAGTTTTCACTTATATAATCTTCATACACTTTCAATGCATCAGCAACCCTTTGAATTGCATATAACTTAATTCCGACAGGTGCTTCGCTGTAAATCTCAAATAATTTCTTACCAGGATGAGAAATATCTATCTCATCAAACATTACATGAAGGATTTTATCTAACATGATACCTGAAACTCCTAATCGAAAGATTGTTGCAATTTCCACCATGTTTCGATCTTTTTCCTCCATCTCTGTAATCGCAGCTATCATAACTGCAGATAACAATATCTTAGAAATTTTATCTACTGCAAAAGGAACATTATGTCGCTGATCATTAATAATATCATTTGCGATCCTTTGGATTAGATCTAAATCTTCTTTTCTTAATTTTTTGTCAAATCCAGATAAACAATTAAAACAACATGATCCATCCATGCAGTCAAGATCATAACTGTCTACGCAATATCCATGAATCGTTAAGTAAATCCACATTTCTCTGGTATGGAGTCTTCGTTCTGGATCAATGATTACAATGGAATCTCCTCTCCGTATTCTCTGATATATCTGATTTCGTGCAAAATCAATCAATGGTTCCCTGCCAGACAAATTGCTGCTTCTTACATTTAGGTTCCCATATCCTGTTGTCGTTAAAATTTTCTCTCCTGTTGCATTACATCCAAGAATATCTCCTGTTTCAGATTCCTGTTTTAATAGTTCTGGACTAATTTCTCTAACTAAAATTTCTCCTAGTGAAAAGAAATTTTCATTTGTTTCTATCTTCTTACACATAGAAATGCCCTTCCCTTCTTTATTTTTCCATCATGCATTTAACTGCTCCTTCAAGAGCTCCTTCATCTGTCTCACCTGCTGCCGCTTCTTCATCATTTACCTTTTTCCATGCACGATTGAATCTTTCTTGCATGGAAGGTTCTGCTGGATGAATGATTTTCGTTTCGGGTGACTGCCATTTAGTTTTTTGTTGAGGTCTTTGATTTTCTGGTCTATGTTCATTGTTAAGTTTATTAGAAATAACACTATCTCCATGATTGAGATAATCTTGTACAATTTTTTCAAACATTTGATGTGCAATTACAGTATCTGATTTTAACTGTTCTAAATCAATCGGTTTTCCTTGCAAATGCATCTGCTGATCACAATATTTAATGACTGTTTCCCATTCATGCCAATAAAAAGGGTATTGAGGATGATTTTCCATAACCCTTGCCTGAACTTCAAACAATACACAAACTTTCTGATAATCATTGTTTCTACCATCAAGACTATTTAATATGTACTCCATGCATTTCTGCATACTGACTGCTGCCTCATCGTAATTTCCTTCACTGATTCTCTGGTCAATTCTTTTCTTCATTCCCTGAAAAAATAAAAATTCTGTTTCTAACATACTTCTTTACTCCTTTACTTTTGATTTTATAGTTTCTTAATCTCACCTTTTTGTGAGCCTGTTCTTATATGATTTATAAGCAATCCTGCAATTCTTCTCCGGACTGTATATCACAGATATTGTCACAAGAAATTTTAGTGACACTACCATTAGAATCCTTTATCGAAAAAGCATTCTCTTCTTCATCAATTTCAACCACAATGCCTGATATCCAGTAAAGTAGGTTGCTGTCTAATGTGACTTTACAATAGTCTCCCACGCGAATATTATATTCAAAGTCTGAATTTGAATAATAATCAATTACTTTTTGGGGATTGTTACTGCCTGGATTAGTCAGGTATGTATTAACGTTTCCAATCACAAATTTTCTCCTTTCGCATTCCTAAATTTTGATATGAAAAAAGATTGTACGTTGATCACCATAATATTTATGATCTGTACAATCCTTATTTCTGGTCCATGACCAATAAAATAGGCAGAGACCTCAAAAATGATCTCTGCCTTTCTCTGACTTTAATATAAACTATACAAATTGTCCTGCAACATCCTTATACTTCTCAATTGCCTCCTTGATGGAATCCGCCGGCTTGTTTACCAATACGGAAGTATCCCCTATATCTTCATATCCAAGATAAGAAAAATTCCACGGACCATCCGCAAACCTCACAACATCGAAACACTGCTTCTTTTCATGATTAACAAAGCAATATACATTTGGGTGTGGCCCTTCTTCTAATTGAAATCCTTCTGCGTCATAGCCATCTTTTTTGATCAGATCATTGATTTCAATCAGATCATCTACATCAATACAGATTAATTTGCCCCACTTATTTATTAATTCTTCCTCTTCTTCGTCTATGGCAGCTGTCGTTGAATTACTTTCGCTCCACATCGTTAGAAGTTCTTCTACATTTTCTGGAATTTTATATGGATGATCCCCTGGATTGTAAAGATACCCTGTTACAAACATTGCTTCTTCCTTGTCACGATCATATCCGATAATAAATTCCTTACACTGGTTCCTTGTAGCCGGATAGTAGCATAACCCATCTTTTCTCTTTGAACACTCCCCAGTCACCGGATTTTCGCACTTTTCTATCTCGCACAAAGGAATTTCTGTATCTTTGATACATACTGAAATATCACACAGGCTATACAGTTCTACCAGAACCAGATGCGGTGCATAGCCACTTCCATCAAGCTTTCGATCATCCTCATACAATGTTGTATAAATTCCTTTCTCTGGACCTTCTTCCATATATTTTTCCAGTCCGCATAATCCTCCATAATACGGATAATCCAACAGCATCACTGTGACATCCTGCTGCCGTTCCTCTGCTTTCTTTAACATGGAATTATATAGCCTCTCCATAAATACACTGAACAACACTTTATCTTCTGTATCCTGTCCAGGTTCGATAAACAATGCAGACTTTTCTTTCACTGGCATTTCCATGTCGTATCGGTTTGTACGAAAATTATCATATAGGCCATCATTCGCTCGTTTTTCATATACTGCCAATGCATCACCGATCTTTTGAATGGCTTCCATCCTGATTTCTTCCTCTGCTTCGCTATACATTGCAAATAACTGCTTCGCTGAACTCGTTTCATCCAGTTCTTCAAACATCACGTACAGAATCTTATCCAACATTGTTTTTGAAACACCTAGTCGAAAGATCGTTGCGATCTCCAGCATATTTCTGTCCGATTCTTCCATTTCTGTTAATGATGCAAGCAGGACCGCAGATAACAACGCCTTACAAGCGGTTTCTACTGGATATGTCATGAACTTATATTCCTGGTCATCAATGATGTCATTTGCGATCATTACGATCTGTTCCTCATCCTCTGCTCCTAATCCATCCAAGCAGTTAAAACAGTCAGATTCAGTCATACAGTCCATATTGTAACTGTCTACCCGATACCCATGAATTGTTAGATAAATCCATAATTCTCTTTTATATATCCTGCTTCCGAGATCTACGATCACCATGGAGTCTCCTCTTTGTATGTTCTGATAGATCTGACTTCTCATAAAATCAAACAATTGTTCTTTTTCCATGTTTCCGTCTACATAGAGGTTCCCTTTTCCTTTTCGGACACAGATCTCTTCCCCTTTCTCATCACATCCAAGAATGTCTCCAATCTCATGACCTCGTCTTTTCAATTCCTTTTTATTGATATTCTCAATAGGAATTCCTATTTCTTTCTTCTCCCTCTTTTTTCTGATATCTTCAATATCAACGATCTTCGTCATTTTGTTTTCCTTCCTTCTTCTCTACTTTTGATTTTATAGTTTCTTAATCTCACCTTTCTGTGAGCTGGTGTATTCATGATTTGTACAATCCTTTTTCTAGCTTCCTATTCTTATATTCTGTTATTAACGTATTCTTGATTCCATCCAATATTAATAAATAAGCTTCATCACAGTTTCCATTTTTAATCTGTTCTGAAATACATTCATCTGTATAATCATCCATTTTATCGATCAATGTTTTGAGTTCTTCCTTTGATAAATCTTTATGAGTTTCCAGTTTTTTATATCCGCCATATGTAGCTATCAGTCCTATTGATGATATCAACATGTTACGAATAATCAAGTCTTCACGTTCAGATAATACTTTTTTATCATGTTCTAATGTTTCATCTATGTTTTTCATTTATGATGCTCCTCCTTTACTTATCAGTTCGCTGAATTCCTTTTCTTTTTGACTTCACAATGACAGAAATGACACAGATCATCGTTATCAAAAAAATTATTGCTATGGTAAATAAATCTGGAGACATGAAATTATGTTTGGAATCTGATAAATCATCTATGATAGTCAAAAATAAAAGTGCTACTATTGCTGTATTCATAAAAAAACACTGGCGTTCAATTATATAACCTTTTCTGGCGTTTTTCTTACAATATGTATAAAATCCTAAATTGGTAAATAAAATCATTAATAATAAAATGATTGATAAAAAAAGTATTATATTATTTTTATTTAGTAGAATTAACATCTTTTTTACCTCCTTCTCTTTTTCAATATTATTTTGTTTAATTTCTTCTACATATTTCTGCTTTTTTCTCTTTCTTCTTCATTTGGATATAAAGTATGATAAAAAAGTCTATGAAAAAAAACGATTAATAAAATATATAGAAATTCCTATCGTTTCATTTGCAAATTATTCTTATATGTTCCATGTTTTTCTCCTTATCTTACTTTCTTATTTTTTAAATCTGATGATTCAATCAATAAGATTCCATGCAACTCCAATTTGATTATTTTCACTAAATTCATATCCGCTACGTGTCAAGATCTTATCTATTGTTTGAATTCTTAATTCATCGCCAGGTAATATGTGATATTCTGATCGAGCAATTATATGTTTCAATGCTGATACTAACAGGGAACCATTGACATAAACGGTTTCTCTAAATACAGCGTTACTATTATCAATTAGACTTCTATATAATTCTATTTTAAAATCAAAAATCTTCCGTATTTTTCTGCATGTTATTTCGATTCCAGCTTCGCTGCTATATTGCAATGGTACACGATGCTCCTCGGCATGATCTTTTAATAATTTTCTAACGATCTTTATTCGTCTTACATGCTTTATTTTATCTCCCTCTCTTAAATAATTTTCCAGATAGTATTTTAAGAATCCTTGATTTATGATAACTACTTCATCATTGCTTCTAAGTTCTATATCTTGTGATGTTACTGATTTTAATTGCAGCATAGTTTCGAACTCCTCCATAATTTCTTCGTACTTTTGTTTATACAGCAAAAAACAGCAAGCATTACTACCTACTGTTTTCTCACTGTACTTTTCAATACCAATATATTATTTCTGTTCTTGTTCTCGATATGCTTTCCATTTTGCATCCGAACGTCTAAAATTATATTCGTTGTCGGTCGCTACTTCATGACCACATTCGTTACAACGCCCTACACGGAATGGAAATTTAATCATAATTTCTTTGTTCATAACTCCTTTAAATTCTTCCTCTAGCACCTCATCCTGCACTGTAAAATGCACAAGATCTCCACAATTTGGACAATACGTCATATTTTGGCTTAAAAATGACTTACCTTCTCCAACAGGTCCCGCTTTAACGACAACACCTTTTGATCCAATCGCTTCGCTTCTTTCTTGGAAATCATCATAAACTGATTTTGACATTTTCTTTTCTTTCATGACATTACTCCTTTTAGAATTAAATAATTTATTTGATTATGATATGTCATCTTTCATTGATAATACTTCACCTTCCCCATATCATCCAAGATTCATATCCATATGGAACATAATTTTCTGCATTTACCCAATTCCACTCAAATTTACAATAATCATAAATTAAAAATTGTAGATTCCATTTCTCTCCTTTTATCTCATAAACAGTAATCGGTTCAGAAATATGATCAACTTTTCCTTGTTCATCCTTAAATACTCGTTGAACTTTAAACATTGTTAATCTTCCTTCTGTTTCATCATAAGCATTATTTACCGCTGATTTGTTCAAGTTTGGTATGTTCGATATACAAACAACCGTTTTTACCTTAAAATAAAAACAAAAAAGCCAGTAAGTATTATCACCTACTGACTTCATCATAAAAATTATAACATAATTTATTTCATCGTACAATCAGCTTCGCAGCATTTATAGGTTTTAAATAATTCCCCTATTGCAACAATATTAAGCATTTCTTACTGCTGCCACAATATCATTAATCTCTATTGGATACATTCCCAATCCCTCATACAGCTTCGCTTGGCTTCGCATACAAAAAACATATCCGGATTTCATCTGTTCTATATCCAAAGATGAAACACGAAAGCCAAACCATGCTCTCATCCCATTATATATAAAACGTCCATTACGGTTTTCTATTCCATATATTTTCACTATTTCATCTATGATCTTTACACTTAATTCAGGATTATAATAAAATTCCATATCTTCCAGTGTTGTATAGTGATTCTGCGTGTATACTCGATTATCCAATGTAATATTTCTTCTGATCCGGCTCTGTTCTTCTTCCATGATCATTCGATAGACAACTTCGTAGTTTTTTACGATGAATAATCCTCTGACAAATTCACTGTCTCCCTGATACCTTCCCTTAAATATCTTTTCGCAAGCATTTCCTACCCATTTCCTCATATCTGCTTCTGCCTTTGGTTTCCAACGGATCAGATTATCATCCATATAATATATTGTATACGGTGCATTTTTCTTTACTACTAGACATCCTAATGCCCGGCTCTGCTTTAATGCAGGGTTCTTGTGATTCTTTATCTCCATGACAGGATAATATGTTGCCAGACTCTTTTCCTCTCTTCCGTATAGATAGAGGCCATATCTCTTGTCATATTCATGCCTCTCCCATGCATCATCATCCAATCCCAACTCGCTTCGCTTCGCTGCGGATACATATTCTGCCATATTCATCAAAGTATCTTTCTTACTGCCGGCCTCTTCCATCCTCTGCTCCAAAACATATCTTACTTTCTTCTCATTTTTAAAGATATCTTCTTTATCCGTCCAGAATATCGGTATCCTTCCTTGATACATCTCGGCTAATATCCGCCCCTGGTAAATACATCGCTGCACTTTATCTTTATTGTCTTTGTATGATAACGGCATTATGTTTGTGACAACATTTCCTGTCAGATATTCCGAGCAGTCCAAGGTATTCTTGACCTCTCCTGCCAGTACAATATCTTTTCCTTTTTGAGTGAGATGATAATAGCTTTTTCTTCTAAAGACAGCCTTCTGTATATATCCATTCTCCCTTAATATTTTCATGTTCTTATCCTTAACTCTTCTTCCATTATGAGTCTGGTAAAATATCCTGATCCCTTCCAGATCAATCGCCCCTGACATTGCAATGATCTTGAGAAAATACCCCTTTGTCCCGATCATTGACATCGTTCTTTTTCTCCTTGTTCTCTTTTCTGTATCAGTCATTTATCACGCCTTCCTTCCTGCTTATCATCCCCATTTTCCATTTTTCTTGTTGCCGTTTTCGTTTTATTCTCAACCCATGCCTTTCGCCCTCTTTTCCTTATGTTGATTAATGATGTAAAGGCTATGAACCTGTAAGGGCTGTATTTCGATTCTTTGGCGGCATATTAAAAGTCTTGAAACCCGCATTTTTACTGGATTTTTAATTATTTTTTTTGCACTAAAAGGGGGTACTTTTCTGCTTTTCGGTTTTTGTACAAAAAGTACCCCGTTTAAGGACAGAAAAGTACCCCCTTTAACGTAAAAAGTACCCCGTTTAAGGACAGAAAAGTACCCACTTTTACAGCAGAAAAGTACCCTCTTTTTCTTATTATGATCATGCACTTTAATTACAAAAAGTACCCCCTTTTACAGATCCCTTTCAATCCATTCAAGCTTTTCTTTATATTCATCTTCTAGGACAATATACAGGTTCGCATAACTTCTGGTTCCCCAATTTTTTACTGTCTGAACATGCTTTCGTAGATAATCTGAATCATCATATCCATAGCAAAATTCTATAGATAACATATCAATAATATTAGAAAAATCGATCCTGTCAATATCAATTGTTTCACTTACTGGCAGTACATATTGCTCATGAACTACATACTTTTTACCAGCAAATTTACGTGCTTGGGCCGCTATTTCAACATTATGTTCAAAGAACCTTTCAATAGCATTATGTACAGCATCCTCGATTGCTTTTAAGTCAGAATCTTTCTTAATTCCTCTGGATGGAAGGGTTGGAATCTGGATCTTGAAAAGACCATTTATATAATGAATTTCAACTGGAACATCAAGTGGTTCAATTATACGTCCATAACGCTTAGCTTCGCCATTTTTGACGATAATACCGTCCCCAATTTGAATAACTCTTCTTAGATCATTTACCATTTGAACAGCCATTGTATAAGCATCTTCCATCTGAATAGAATAAGAAAGATCAGTTTCACTAAGGGAAGTCTGTAGTAATCCTCTTATTTTAGTATTTGTTTCAACACTTTTTGTTAAAGCTCGAACCAAATAATCCCTCTTTTCATCATTCGCTTTTTGAAGAATTAGATTTGCCTGATGTGTCATTTGTTGTGATCTTCCCTCTCTATCCCCATCATCATTCCCCATTTTTTTAAAAATATCAACTTCTTTAACATTTACTTTCATAGCCTTACTCCTTTTATATATTTCTTTATCTATAAATAGCACACAAATATCGCAATAAATACTAGAATGTGCATGATATGTAATATCTGTAAGATATAAAACCTACATTTTCTACATTTATAATGTTTTATGTGTGTATTTTACACAAATCACACACTTTACATATATTTTTGCATTTTCACATCATGCACAATATTAGTAATTTGTGATATTTATAATGTTTTGTATTATTCTTCATTTTCTGCATCAATTACAGAAACAGTTCCATCTTCTTCTACCATTAAATACGCAACAATATTCGAAAAGCGAATATGAGGAATCTGTTCTTCATTTTCGATAATCACAAACCGATCTGGAAGATACTCTTCTTCATCCGGTTCATTAAACTGAATTGCCGCATAATCTCGATTCTCAAATCCCTGTTTACAATATAGAATCTGTGTTTCCACATCAGAATCTTCAAAGAAGGCACTGATTTTTGCACAGGTATCACCTTTATCCGGATAATGTGTTACTAAGGCAACATCATCATTTGCCTTTATATTCCGTAGAAAAATTAACGCCCAAAATGCTGCAAGCATTTCTTTATCTAATACCTGACTATAAAACGCTGCCTTGATCAGTTCTCTTCCTTGATCTTTAGGATCTGGGACAATTGTAAATACTCCTTTTTTTAGCAACTTCGTTACCGTCCTATATACAACATTTCCATCCCCTTCATCAAACCAGCTGTATAATTGAGACATTAACAACTGTCTGTAACGTCCAATCAGCTCATTGCTGATCGTCTCCTGTATTTTTAATCCACGGCTAGGAGATATTTTAAAATCTCTCTGTTTCATCATAAATATCACATTCCTTTCTTTTATCCTGCAATTCTACGTTGTTGTTCTCTTTCTATCTGCTTGGAATCTCCATAATACTCTCTTAGTTTGCTTGCATCTGTAGTGATTAGGCGATCTTCTTTTTCACTCGCCATAACATTAATCATGACATTATCCTGATTGGATATTAAGATACCTTGTCCTTTTTTCATAGCTAGAATACTGTCAAATTCATCTTCTGTTAAAGAGAATACTCTTCGAATCTCATTTAGATTTTCAGACTGAATTTTCATAATAATCTTAGCACTGGAGTTGGATAAGATACGATTTCCATACATACCATTTTTCAATGCTGTAAAGTCAGTTAAATCCTGTGTAGCACAAACAACACCGCCACCATAACCACGAATAGTTTTATAGAGTTCCAAAACATATTCTGCTACTGTATCATTTGTATTAATTAACTTCCAAACTTCGTCAAGCAGTACGATTTTATCCTGTGTACGATCCTCCTTAACTTTACTCCACACAAAATCCGTTGCAATGAACATAACTATTGGCAGTAAATTTTTAGCTCCGATCGTGGAAACATCAAACACGATATACAGATTGTCCAGATTAACATTGGTACGATTATTAAATCCTTTATAAGTACCATAGACAAACTTTTTCAGCTGTTTTAACAATGGACTCATACATTCATAATCATCCTTCTGACATTCTTCATATACATCACCAAGGATTGGCATTTCTTTATAATTTCCATTTTCATCGAACAAAGAGTCATTATCTTCTGTGATTCCATATTTTCTATACACCTTAGTTAATGCAATATCTAATTCCCCCTCAAGATCATCCTGTTCTGCTGGAGATAGATTGCTTGTAAGCAGGGAAAAGAATGTTTTTAATACAGAAATCTTTGCTAACATAGCTGATTTATTTTCGGTTACACTATCGATCATTGCATCTGCACTCGTATCTCTAACTCTTACATCCATGATATTAATGTGGTTAGAACTTGTTTCTGACAGCTCTATGAATGTACCACCTAATTCAAGACATGCTCTTTTCCATTCAAACCCTTTTAATGGAGCAATAACATAAGTTGGCATTCGTTTCTTTCGATATCTCATGGCTATCAACTGAATCAGATATGTTTTACCGGAACCAGATCCACCCAATACACATACATTTGCATTGTTATATAATGATCTGTTAAACAGATCTAAAAGAATTGTGCTGCCATCTTCCTTATTTAGTCCAATATAAATTCCTTTTGCATCAGATATTTCATTAGAAAAGAACGGAAAACATGCTGATAATCCCATAGTTAAAACATTTCTTTTTGCGTTTGGCTCAATCCATTTAGGATCAAGTGTATTTAATGGAAGCGTATTTAAAAATGCAGTATCTTCGATAAATTCACATCCATATACTTGCATTTCCTTTGACTTCATTTCATCTTTAAATGCTTTGATCTTCAACATTAATGCTTCTTCACTTTTAGCGGATAAAGTAACTAGAATACTCATATAATAAAAATCTTCGCCATCTAACTGCTGTTTAATATAATATGTAGACATTAATCGACCAACACGTTTATCATAGCTGACATCAGTATCTTTTAAATGTTCAATAGAACTCTTATTATTACGCAATGCAAAACCTAACTGTTGTTTTACAATACCTTTATTTTCTCTACGAACGAAGATATCAACATCTATCGTATCATCATAATTGGTCAGATTCGTGATCCAGTCTCCATATACAGATTCTCGATATCCTTCTTCTCCAGACAAATAAAAATATGCCTTATATGTATCATCTAATTTTACATATTTATGTTTTGAAACATTTACAGTCACAGGTGAAAAGAAATCTGCAATTGGAACATTTCTTAATACCTTTGGTTCAGGAATTCCCTGCAGATACCTGGCACTGGTCTGCATCTTATAATCATAACAAGATACAGGACTATTTTTGTGCAACATAGTATACAAGTTATACAGCATGTTCTCTGAATGGTTTTTTGAATATTCATTAATACTAAGCCCACAATTGGACAAATAGTGCTGAGCTGTCATATAGTAACCATTTAAGACATTAATTGCTTTTATGGATTCATCTACTGTATTAGCTACATTTTCGACTTTATAGATGATGTAATAGCGTCTTGTTACAGAATGTGATTTTACCTGTTTTAAATATTCAATTTCATCCTGTTGTAAAACACGACATTTTTCATTATCTTCCATACTGATAATTTCTTCTGAATCTTTAATAATTCCAGAAAGATCAGCATTCACACTAATCGACTTAATCTGCATTGATTTAGGTGCAACTTTAAGATATTTGGCAAAATTTTCTATGATCTTGTTTTTCTCACGATTTGTTTTTAAATCGTAACGCACAGGATTGATTTCTATTATCTTTACAAAGTCATTATTTTTGGTAATGATAACTCCATTTGAGATACTTTTGATTGGAATCATATCTACTGCCGTCGTGAATGGTGTCGGAATTTCATATCCGTCAATAATTTTTTGATCTCTAATATTTTTGCTACTTCCGAGATATCTTGACATCTGAGTCTGTATTGATTTTTTAATATTTCTTCCTAATCGATAAATCGGATAATCTTTCTTTTCAGAACTATCCGGTTGTTGTTTTTCTTTGTTTTTATCATTTTTAGGAAGCTCTATATATAATGAAGCAACTTTTACTGGGTCTTCACCCTGACGAATCATCTGTTCTTTAATCTTTTTCTCATAGGCTTTTCTCTTCTTTTCCATTTTTAAAGCCTTTTTATCAACTTTTTCTTTTTTACCACCTCTTTTTTTCTTGCTGCTTTTACTATTTGCATCATCGAATTTTGTATTAATATTTTTTTGATTTTTAACTCTTTCTTTATCTAATTCCAATTCATATCGTTCCCGATATGCTTCATCAGGAGGACCATATACCTTCCGTTCTTTCATGAAATGGAAGATTCTTAATAGGTAATCTAATAAGGATACTCCATTGATACCAACCATAGAAGCTGCTGTTCCACCGATAAAACCTAATGCCTCTATACCAAGCATAACTTTCGCATCAAGCGAAAACATGCCTCCTATCATTAATGCTGTTAGAAAACAGATTGCTCCGACTGCCAATGATTCAAAAAGGCGTTTCCACTCAATTGTAAATCCTAAAACAGACGCATCAATTTTAAAATTCAGTGGAATTCGATAAATTTTTAGCTTTTCATCTTTTCTACCATACTGATCTCTATTATCTTCTGTCATTTTTTTCCTCCCGTTTTATTTCTGAATATCAAGTTCATAAACATTTCCTTCATCGTCACGCATCTCATTATCAACAGGATCATCACTATTCTCATCTGATACAAATCCTGTCTTATTTTCCGTTGTTGTTACTGTCGATGGTTTCTTATGTTTTTTGGTTTTACACCCGCTAACGCTTACCACTAACAGCATTAATAACAGAACTAAACTAAATACCTTTTTATTTCGTTTCATAAAAACCTCCATTAAAAAAGAGAAGATACAATGTCGTATCTTCTCTTAATGAGTAATTTATTATTTACTTATTGCCCAAAATGGACCATTTGCACCAGCATTGCTTCTGGCTTCATTAAATACTGTATCTACATTCCACCATCCATTTCTAGCTCGTCCTCCACAATCTGCAACTTGTAATTTCTTTCCGTCTTTGGATAGACCATATAAAACAATGTAATGTCCACCTTTGGTGAAGTGACCAGGAGCCATAATAGCTACAATCATCTTTCCTTGTTTCAAAGCTTTCTTTAAATTGCTTTTATTATATCCTAAACCTTGACATTTTAAGTTCCAATGTTTTGCAATGGCTGCGGGTGTTGAATGATCCCATCCGGCACCTTGATGATAATGTCCTTGCTTTGCTGCCCAATCGCAAGTTTGGATTGGTGTTACTTTTTTCCCTGTAATAGTTGAAATACATATAGCCATTGACGTTGGGCCACATCCTGCTGGTTTTATCTTATTAGTTCCATATGGTCCTCTGAATCTATGTTTTCCCCAAGGTGAATCTCCTTGATTATAATAAACAACAGCACCACTGTATCCACCACCAGATAAGGCAGCTTCATAAGCTTTGGTTTGTTTTTTTAGACGTTTCTTATCCTTGATATTATAATAATAATCATTGTCGCCTATTCTTTTATAATATCGTTCGCCACTTGAGTAATTCCAGTTTTTTGATTTGTATCCGGCCGTCCAGAATTCAAGAACATACGGTGGAAGATTTCTTTTTCCGTTGATTGCATCTTTAACTGCACGTTTTACAAACGCAGCAGGATGTCTTTTCTTATATGCTCCACTTGTATATGCTGAATACCATCCGCTTTTTGCTGTACCCATAAGCCCTTTTCCACGATAACTACCGTATTCGGCAAGATTACACATATGGCTTATAACTGCCAATGATCCATCATAATTTTCTGAACACTCTTGAGCAACGATTTTACATAATAGCTCATAATCTGATTTACTGAGCTTGTATGTTTTTCCAGCTCCTGATACCCCTAAATATTCTCCGCCATCTTCATCTAAAACAGATGATAAGTCTATTGTAATTTCTCCATTATTTTTCAAATCAATAATGGAAGCTAACACAGAGCCTTGAGCTTTTCCAAGTTCGATTTCGTCATCTGACAACTTTAAATACCTAGCAAACGCATCATCACCACGATATGTTGCGGTTTTCTTCTTTTTATTAATCTGCAAAAGATCTGCTTTTTTTATTCTCTTTTTAAAATCGGATACCAATTTACTGCTTGAAATAGGTATGATTTTTTTATCTTTCCAAATGGAATAATAAGATATTAATACACAGACATTTGCTTTAAATTCTCTACACTCTATATCTTCACTTAAATCATCTGACAGGGCTTCTTGAAACCCTGTCAGAAATTCATCATATTTTGATTTAAATACTTGAGATGAAGACGAATCTTGTGTTTGATCAATTGAAATTAGATTAATAATAGAAGAAGGAATTGAACTGATAATTATGGTAGGAAGCATAATAATTACCGTTACAGCAATTAAAATTTTCTTAACTAACGCAAAACTTGCTTTTGGATCAGAAATAGTCGCAATTGCCGCACCTGGTAAACCAGCTGTTGCTGCACCCTGTATAATTTTTGCTGCTTGGACAGCTGCTTTCGCATTTCCAACCTTTTCCGTTTTCTCCGCCATAATCAGCCTCCTTTGTTAAAATTCAATGTCACTTTGATCAGTATTTACATCTTTATCATCAGAAGAAGGCTTTGGTCCAGATTTTGATGATTCTAATGGTCCACCAGAAGATGAAGCATTATTATTACCTACGGTGAAATCATCATATGTTTGACTGCTACCTGGATTATAAATACGAGAATTAATATCATCTATGGATGATTTGCTATGTGCATGATTTGAACCACTACCAAACCCTCCAACTGATTCATTACCTAATACATCATTTGATGCACCTCCAAATACTGTTTCAGAAGATGTATATGTTCCTGATGATGTGCTATTACCAACTGTACCCATTGATCCACTATTGGATGCTTCACTTGATACAATTTCTGACTCATCAAAAGTAATTCCACCCATCATCTTATGGAAGGTTGGGCACTTGCTAGAATCGTAACTCATAGTTTGTCCACCAATATCTACACTGGCATCAAGATTTCCTGATTCTGTTGCTGATCCCTGAGCATCATCATTAAATAATTCAATATTTTCTCCATTCATTGTAGCTGTAATTTTTCCTTTTCCGTCAGATTCTATATCTGACATGATCTGCATACCATCTTTTCCGGCATCAAATACTAAGGAGTTATCAAGTTTATTCTGATCTTCTTTGCTCTTACCATTCTTTAATTTGTCAAGGTATTCTTTACCTTCACCATATGGGTCCATAAATCCATTTTTATCTTTCATTGCAGCTGCCATTTGCTTTTTAGCATTTTTTCCAGACAATGGTTTATGTAGTAATGAATACATTCCTGCCTGTTTGGCATTTTCCACAGCTGGCGAAAATGGTTCCATTGATTTTTTCCCATCAATAGCATTTTGTTTTAATGGTTTAGAGCCACCCATCGCAGCTCCACCAGATCCATTGTTAGGATTTCCATTATTCGGATTTCCATCATTTGGACCAGGGGATGGATTCGTAGGATTTATGCCTGATCCACCAAATCCAAAAAATCCATTTCCTTCTTTCGCTGACTGAACTTCACTTTTTAGTTTTTCTTCCCAAGCTTTTCCAGCCATATTTTTCATAGATTTCAAAGGTGTGCCTGCAATTGATCCTGCTAAGCCACCAACTGCAGCTGCAGCTCCAGTTGCAGCTTTTGTCACTACATTATCTTTAAATGGACTAATAGATTGACCATTTGGAACTATAGACAATCCACCAACACCAGTCATACGTTCGATGTAGATATTAATATTAACTGCGTAATCAATAAATGCTCCAATCATCATACTCCATACAACAATCACAGCGAAAGTTGTAAATTTCTTTTCTACTGGCGATGTCATAATATCAGATATAATCTTTTGAATTCCTGACATACTTGATTGCATTTTTGATAGACTATCAAAATTAATTGCACCAAATCCATCTAAAACAATTCGCAAAAACCAACAGTTTAAAATGATGCTAAGCAGATGTTCTATATAAATTTGTAAAAATCCTTTTGTAACACCTTTTGTTGCACGAGAACTTAAACATGCTAATGGTAACGGTGCTAAGTAGGTCAAGATACCAACTCCAACATATGTTCGAAGCATAATTTTTGTCATTTTATATAATTTAGAATAAATATATGCAACTAAAATAATTGCAGCTATTCGTTCTGGCATATGCGTACCGACAACACTTCCAACCGTATTCTTTACAGAATCTATAGCCTTTCCGACGATGCTTTTACTACTACTTGTCTTTACTAATGCATCATAAAATGAATCAAACATGTCAGATGCTAATCCTTTTTTTAGAATTTTTGTAAGTTTACTTGATTGCAAAACTGTTAAAGAACTTGTAGTAAATGACAGTAAAATATTTAATAACGGTTTGTATGCCAATACTGAAAAGATAGCAGTCGCAAAAGATGCTAACAAACTCAATGGCGATTCTGCTTCATCAATTGATGATGGATTAAGATTTTTTGAAATTTGAAAGATAAAAATATAAAATGCAACCCCTAATGCAATTGCCATGATTCCAATGCTCAATTTTTTTACTAAAGGAAACACACTTTCAAACACACTTAAATTAACACCTAATGCACCCAAAATTGCTGAAAAGTAAATATCAAGTACACTTGTAATCCATCCAATAAATGTTTTAAATATTCCGTTTAAAATCCAATCCAATTGTTCTTCGCTGCCAAAATACGGACAGCATTAAAAAACTCTGCCTGACAGCTCCTCCTTTCTTAAATAAATGTCTTTTTTAGAGCTATCGTATTTTCTAACTCTCTCATAAATAAAAAACACGGAAGAGAAGATCCCTTCCGTGCGTATTCAAAATCCTTGGAAGATAAGAATTTTGTTAACTTATTTATATTTTCTAGCTAAATGTAAATGAGAAAAAGCCAGCAGTAGATAACTGTTCACTTATGATCTCGATCACAGATGGGGCAACTGCAACTCCAAATACAGCAAAAATGATTTTCATTGGCCATCCATGCAGTCTACGTTCTAATTCACTTCCAGGTGCACCGATACGTAATGCAAATGCAATAGCAAGTGCAAGACCAGCTCCCCATTTAATAGCTTTCGCAACGAAACTGCTATAGAAGTCTGATGCAATCGTAGATAATGACGTTGCAAGTGAATTAAAGTCACCGGCCGCATTACAAACCATTGGTAAAATGGATGATAAAATCAAGCTTGCAATCATTGCACACATCATTGCATAAACAACTGTTTCTGTATCTACAACCTGACGATTCATTGCAAGAGTTGACCCGGATGCATTCCATTTTGTATTTCTACGCTTTTCTGGATGTTTACTTCTTGTAATCTTTCGCATTGTACTATCCTCCCTCATGAAAAATGAATAGATTATAAAGTTACAAATTTTTATATCACCTACCCTATCTTCCACAGATAAATCATCTTTAGAGTTGGATGCTATAAAAATGAAAACTGATGTTAGAACAAAATTAATCCAAAAAAAATAGAGATATTTCTCTGAATATCTCTATCGTAAATGGACATAATCTGCCCCTATATTCAATTTTCTAATAAAAACCTCTTTCCAAATCAGGAAAAAGATTAGTGAGAACCCTTTTTCTCACTGTTCATATTATAGCATACTAAGTTTAAGATTACACTAACATTTCTATACCAATTTACTACCATTTTGTTACCAATTTTATACCAATTTGATATCATTTAGGAGTATCAACCATTTTTACTAATTTATGTGACATCCTCTCCCACCTATAGAGGTTGGAGCTTCCCTAACCTCGGCAGGTTTGGTTCTCGTTCGATAGCACCAGTGTGCTAAGCATCAGCGAGCTAACCCCGTGTGTCCCACGGTTATATGATTATGTTGAATTACAGTTATGCCATTACCAGTCGCATTCCCTCGTTTCTAATATTGATCGCTGCATTGATATCTCTGTCATGATGGATTCCACACTGAGGACAATCCCACTGCCTGAGAGCAAGATCTTTCGTTTTCATATTCTTGTAACCACAAGCTGAACAGATCTGGCTGCTCGCAAAAAATCTGTCTACTTTTACAAGCTTTTTCCCCTGTTCCTTAAGTTTGTACTTCAAAAAGGTTGTAAACATTCCCCATCCATTATCTGAAACAGATTTTCCAAATTTCAGTGACTGTGACATTGCTTTCATATCCAGATCTTCCACACATACACAATCATAAGCATTGGCTATCTGCCTTGACTGCTTATGCAGAAAGTCTTTTCGCTGATTGCAAACCTTTTCATGAAGTTTTGCCACCTTCATTCTTTGCTTCCTGCGATTGTTCGAACCTTTCTGCATTTTGGAAAGTCTGCGTTGTTCTCTCGCTAATTTCTTCTCTGCTTTCCTGTAATACCTCGGATATGCAGGCTCGTTGCCATTACTGTCACGATATAATCCGTGCATGGAAAAATCCAACCCCAGAAAAGTTTCTATCTCTTTTTCCTGTACCTGGTCTTCATACTCAAACAGAATACTTGCATAGTATTTCCCACTTGATGTCTGACTGACGGTCACTGATCTCAGTCGGTATTCCTTTGGAACATCTCTGTGCTGTTTTAATCGGACCTGTCCAATCTTCGGCAGCTTCAGATATCCATTGGATATCGTTATGTTACTATTGATGCACACCGTGGAATAGCTGTTTTTATTCCGTTTTTTTGATTTGAATCTTGGAAATCCTGTTTTCGGTTGTTTGAAAAAGTTCTGAAATGCTGTATCAAGGTGCCGAAGCGATTGTTGTAAGGATATGCTGTCGACTTCTCGCAAAAATGCGTATTCTTCCGTTTTCTTCATTTCCGCCATTTCTTTTGCACAGGCAGTGTATGTTACATTGGTCTTGTTCTCCTCATACTGCCTGATCTTTCGATCGAGCCAATGGTTATACACCATTCTGACACAGCCGAAAGTCTTGGCAAGCAGGATCTTTTGTTCATCATTGGGATATATTCTGAATTTATATGCTCTGTTTGCCACGATATCACTCCCTCTTTTTCCCTTAGTTTTCTATGTGTATATTTTAATTACTTCAACGATTTATTATATCTTATCATTTGTTTATTATTTTATTAAATATATTATACTACAATTAAAATACAATATCAAGTGGCAACAGACGCAATTCATCTCCTTAGAGGTCGGAGTCTTCTTGCTGGAAAAAGATAAATTATTCCCCAAAAAGAAAAGCACCCATTTATCACGGATGCTCTTCTCGTACCTAATAAGTGTACAGATTTTAAGTACCTTCATCATATCTGATTTTGGAATATTTTTCAAGCTACAATTTCTTTTCTGGAATCACTTTTCGTGCAACTACTTTAGAAATCTTCATTGTTCCAAGTTTTCTTGAATCCAAAGAATGATCCCGGTTATCTCCCATAACATAAATAGAATCATCCGGAATCACACAATCTTCCTCGCCCATCGTTGATCCTTCATCTTCCAGATATTTTCCATTAATATAAACTTTATGGTTTTTGATCTCTAAATGTTCTCCTGGCAGTGCGATCACTCTTTTAATAAAATCATATTCTTTATCTTTTAATGTCACTTTAATGATCACAACATCTCCACGATGTAACTTGTCATTTTTCTGAAATTTCTTCATGATCAATTTCTGTCCATCTTTTAAAGTAGGATTCATAGATTGCCCATTTACTTTAAACCTTTGATATTGGCTGATATTCTGATACGCTAAAATACCAACATATCCAATGATAAGCAGGACCAACAAATTCCATAATATCTTTTTTAACTTCAATAAAAACACCTTCTTTATGACATGTTAAGATGGCTGCCGCTTTTAGACCCGATTTTCCCCATATGTGACCATAATCGATTTTTTCCAGATTGCGTAGTCCAGTATACGGTATCTCCATCTTGCTTAATCACATCACAATCTAAGATTTTATAGTTCATTACATTTACTTCTTTTAAAGCTGTTACTTTTCCATTGGAATCTACTTCTGCAATCTGATTTTCTGCCCAACCGCATCCTGATCCAGCACTTAGTTTTCCATGCGTGTCGTCAGCTCCAAGATCTCCTGGAATTGTTACGCCATCAAGTGTGAAGGCATTTGGGGCATGAATTCCTTTTTCTCCACCCATAATCCCATACTCACATGCGATATTATAACAGCTGCTGATAGATTCTTCCGGATAAAAGATATCGGCTACTGCTCTTGGTGATTCATATTTCTTTTTCACTATTTTTCTCCTTTGTATGGTTGTTCTCAAGTATATTAATGACTTTTCCATCTTTTCCTTTTACAACCGCTTTAGGCTGATGATATTTTCTTTTATTTATAATGTCTGATTTTTTGTTATCCATAATATTCCTCATAAATGTAAAAAAGAGGAGAGATTATTCCCTCCTCTTTCTTCCATCGGCTAACGCCTTACTGTATCTACTGCTCTTTGTCACTTTTCTGTTTCTTACGGATCACAAATGCTGTTCCTCCGGCAACTACAACTACAATGAGTCCGATTACAACTGGAACGATGGATTTCTGACCTGTTTTTACAGATGATGAACTTGATCCACTACCAGGTGTAGATGTATGACTTGTAGTTTTTGGAGTCTTCTTCACTCCTTTAACCTTTACAGTCTGATCTTTATCTGTGATATCCTCATGTGTTCCGATCACTGCTCCAGTTTCAACATCTAACATCTTTTCAAATGCTACAAGTGAATATCCTCCAAGTTTGCTTGCATCAAATGTAAAGCTTACCTTTACTTCTCCGTTTGCTTCTTTTGGAGTGAATTTTGCTGTTGCTGTAACCTCTTTACCATTCACTTTGACTGGTTTCTTTGTATCCTTATCATATAAGGTACCGGAAACTTCCAGTTCTTTGTTTGGTGTTACATTTTTATATTTCACAGTATCTACGATAGTGACTTTCTTATCAGCATTAACGGTGTGATCCCCGTCGGCTTTATCTGTTGCTGTAGTATGTAATTCAGGGAAATTTACTGTCTGGTCAGAATCATCAATGTCCTTATGAGATCCGATCAATGTTCCTGTCTTAACATCGTAAGCTTCTTCAAAGGCCACGGCTGTTTTACCAGCAATGCTTGTGGCATCGAATTTAAATTCTACCTGTGCTGTACCAGAAGCTTCTTCCGGAGTAAATTTAGCACTTGCAGTAACTTCTTTGCCATCGATCATAATTGGTTTCTGAGTATTCTTATCATATAAGATACCCTTTAACTCAACTTCTCTACCAACCTCTAAGTTCTCATATTTCACTGTATCGACTAAAACAGTTTCTTTTGCGGCGTTTACTGTCTTGTTTCCGTCTTTATCAGTTAATGTAGTACCGATCTTTGGTACAACGACAGTCTGTTCACCATCGTCAATATCCTTATGATCAGCAACTAAGGTGTTGGTTTCTACATCATAGGCTTCTTCAAACGCTACGAGTGTTTTACCAGCGAGATCACTTCCATTGAATTCAAATGTAACATCAACACTTCCTTCACTTGCTTCTGCTGTGAATGTAGCACTTGCTGTTACCTGTTTTCCATCAATTTCAAGTGGCTGCTTTGTCTCTTTATCGTAAAGAACACCATCAACCTTATACTCACGACCTTTTTCAAGACCTTTGTATTTAACTGTGTCTACCAGTGTGATCTTTTCGTCTGCATTGATCACATGAATCTGGCTGTCTTTACCGATTAAAGTTGTTCCGATTTCAGGAATCTCTACTGTCTGTCCTTCATCTTCAAGATCTGCATGAGTACCGATCTCGTTTTCTCCTTCATATAAGTTTTCAAAGACAACAGTGGTTGTTCCTTTTAATGCACTTGCATCAAATGTGAATTCAAGTTCTACGGTTTCATTTTCTCCGTTTGCTTTGAATGTCTTTTCTGCAGTAATTTCTTTTCCATCGACTAATAATGGATTTCCTGTTTTCTTATCCATTACCTTACCTTTCAGAGTATATTCTCTTCCGGCAACGATGTTTTTCACTTCAACTTTATCAACGATTGTTACATCCTTACCTGCGTAAGACATGTGTGTTCCATTATTCTTATCGCTCGCTGTTGTGCTTACTTTTGGAATAAGAACAGTCTGATCATTATCGTTGATATCTGCATGAACTGCATATTCTTTACCCTTATATTCAAGAGTTTCAAATGCAACAATCTTCTTACCAGCTGTTTTAACTCCGGAGAATTCAAAGATTACATCAACTGTTCCGTCCTCAGCATCTGCTGTAAATTTCACACTTGCTGTTACTTCTTTTCCATCATCATCAAGAACAACCTTTCCTGTTTCTTTATCCATAAGTTTACCGATCATTGTATAAGTTTTTCCTTTGATCAGATTCTTATAAGAAACAGTATCCTTGATCTTCATATCTTCTTTTGCTTCAACGATATTAGATCCTGTTGTTGCATCAGATGCTTTTGTCTTGATTTCAGGGAATTTAATTGTCTGTCCTTCATCATTAATGTCATGATGAACAGCAATCGTTGTTCCGTCTGCTTCACTTGTCAATGTTTCAAATACAACAACATCTTTACCTGCTAATGATAATTCCGCTGCATTAATATTGATTTCAACATCAACTGTTCCGCTTTTTGTGGTATTAGAAAATACTTTGGATGCTGTAACTTCTTTGCCGTCTTTATCAAGGATTGCTGCTTTTGTCGCTTTATCCATTAAGACTGCTGTTAACTTGTATTTACCTCTGTCTAGGTGTTCATAATTAACAGTATCAATGATTGTTACATCATCTGTCGCTGAAGCCACATTTGTTCCTGTTGCTTCATCTTTTGCTTTTGTACCAATACTTGGCTCTGATTCATCAGTTAATGTTCCGGCATTGATTTTTTTACCATCTTTTGTGATCGTAAAGTCTGTACTGATCAGTTTCAGTCCTTTATTACTATCACTACGCAATTCTTCAATTTTGTATTTTCCGTAATAAAAAGCACCTAAACTATCATCGGCTTTTGCAACACTTCCATCTTCGCCCTGTCCAAACCATACTCCGGCATCCAGATCAAAATCAGAAGATTTTAAAACGGTATCCTTTGTATAGCCTTTTAACAATTTGTCATTGGCATTTGTATTTTTAGAGTGTTTGTTATCTGTAGAATCAAACTCTCCATTCTTATCTGTTACGATTACGTGGGTTTCTCCAGTCGCTTCATTTGTTACCTTGAACGCTGCATTGATACTCTTTCCTTCATCAGATTTTTTTCTGACAGAGTAATCGCCTCGAACTACCTGGTTCGGGAATTTTAAGTTTGCATCCAAATCTGGCGTATACATTGTTCCGTCTGCACCATGGCATACAACTGTTTTTTCAGTTCCATCTGTCATTTTGTAACCCTGACTGCTTGAAATTTCCTGAACACCATATGTACCATAAGGTAATGTTCTCTCATCAGTCTGAGCTGTATATTTTTTCAGATTAGAATTCCATGAAGTTGTGATCTTTGTCACTTCTTCTCCCGGATTCACTGTCTTATCACCATATTTAATGGCTGTTGCACTTCGGTTGATAATAGAGAACTGAACACCTTCAAGTGTTGTTCCGGCTTCAGAGATCTTATGATCCTTTCCACCGATGGCTTCACTCTTATCAAGTTCTTTATCAACTTTCCATACCTGGATTCCATATTTCTTCGCTGGATCAGAAACTGTAAAGTCTGTAACTACTTTGGATGGCTGTTCACCATCTTTATCACTGACTCTTGTGAAATAAATACGATTACTTAAGACCTGCCCGTTAACAGAAACGGTACTGTCTTTGATTTTATATCCGCCTGGAGCTTTGGTTTCCTCAATCGTTAAAGTTCCCCATGGAACTACTGGTGTACCATTAGAATCCATGTAAAAACTATCTCCAGATACCTTGTACTGATCTCGGAATTCTAATGCATATTTATTTCCTAACTTCTTTGTCTGCAATACCCATGTTTTAGTTGCTTTTGATGGTAAATCAGAAGCACTATTATAAAAGTTATTATAGAATTTTACGGTAAACTCTGCACCTGAAAGATTTGCATCTCCCTGTACAGTTTCGCCTGTTTCCTTGTCTACCTTTTTTACTTCAAAGTTGATAGGGTCATCCTTTGGCTGATCTGGGATTGTAACAACTGCAGGGTTATCATCATCGTTCTTTTCCGTAACTTTTACGGGATAAGCCTGACCATTTTTCGCATACCCTGTAGGTGGATTGATTTCTTTAACAAAGTAATCTCCCACATCAATTTCGTCTGTGTCAGTATTACCATTTTCATCGGCAGTTAATGTTGTTACTTTATCAGTACAAGCTTTGTCTTTATAAACTCCGAATGTAGCTCCTTTAAAACTATAACATCCACTTCCATTTGTCATAGATGGATTTGCTGATACTTTTTTTACTTGAACATTACCGGAATTGTTGTATTCAAACTTTAATTTGTAAATACCAAAACCACTCTGTGTATTGATCTCCTGTGTGTTCAGTCCAATGATAACATACTGGTCTTTCAGGTCTACATGAAGTACAGATAAACGGATCTTAGCATCTTCGCCATCTTTCACTTTACCCATTGGATTTGTGATGTGGGCACACTCACCGGCAAACATATGCTTACTGGAGTAAGTTGCTTTGTCTCCTGTGTATTTCGTTACGAAAGAACCCTTCATATGAAAATCAAGCTTTGCTTTATTTTTATTTAAAGCAGTTGCTTTGTATTTAGAGGATGAGTTTGGTAAACCGATACCAAAAGTCACATCTTCAAAGTTTGTTTTCTGATTAACACCATCCTGATCACCAAAATCAGATCCTTTGTCGTAAACATCGAACCATCCACTGTTCTGGCTTCCGGTTGGAAGATACAGATATTTAATGGAATGTCTGAGAGCTTCTGCAGTTGCTTTCATATTATAATTAACTTCCATATCACTCAGTTTTGAGAAGTAACGGATGGAAGATTTATAATCGAACACCTGTCCGTCCTGAAGCTTTGCTGGATCCACACGGTCTAAGATGATCGGATTTCCTGTTTTCTTGTCTGTAACAAACTTTAGTTTATCCGGATTCTTCACGGATGCACTGACATCTGTTGTAAAGAAACGTGCAACAGATTTGACAGCTCCTACTTTTTTCACTTCTACTCTGACAGAAGTTAAAGTTGCAGGAGATGCTGCAAGTTCTAAGACACCAGTACTCTTATCAAAAACCGCTGTATCATCTTTGCTTAGATCCATTGCTGTATCAGATCCATTTAAAAAGACTTTAAAATCACTCAATTTGAGTTTTTCTGCGATCTTTTTGCTTGTTGTGATCGGAACTTTGACAGTGACATCAAAAGCATTAGCTTCTACAGACTGTTTTTTCGTTTCTCCACCATTTTCAACCGTAGTATCGATAGCGATCGTCTGATTCTTGATAGAACCACCATACATGACCTGTCCAGTAATCAAAACATTCGGATTCTTTTCAAAATAACTTTTTGGAATATATGCAAGACCTGTTGTCTTGTCAAACTTGATATCTTTGATCACATCAGGATTTGCATTGTTTGTCCCTTTTACAAATGCTGCATCATAAATACTTCCCATTCCATTGATTTTTGCACTGGAAAGATTCGCAACATAATAATCTGCATCATCACTTGTATTGTACAATTTTACAATAGTTGAATACTGTGCAATAAATGCATCTTTGTATTTTGCCCATAATGTATCAATTGTACAATCCTTTGGGATTTTAGACTGTTCTGCGATCAACTGTTTTAATCGGATAGAATATCCGGTTTCAGTTAAATCATTTTTGATTTCTTTCGTAGACTTATCTGCTTCGGATGTTACTACTTTTTTATTTACATTTTTAGATACATATGATTCCGTATCATCATACTGCAATTTTCGAGCGGCCACCCCGACATTGTTATCCAATGACTGATCCGCCGCAAAGGCATTTGCCATGTTTGTAGCAACAACACCACCTGCAGACATAACGACAGCCATAGATCCAAAAAACAACTGACGGAGTTTTCCCACGATCTTATACTTATCCATAATATTGCTCTCCTTATTTTTATCGTTCTTACAAATACTTTTCAAAATATTTGATTTATGTTATACTTTTTTTGTATATTTTGGCGAACAGTCGATTTGAGCTGTCCACCAAAATATGATCTTATATTTATTAAAAAGAAAGCAGCCGCAATCTGCTTTCTTTTTTATTTACAAGGATTCCTATTTCGATACATAACATATCACCTCTCTCATAAAATTTTATAAGAGCAACTTTATGGATTTGTATATATGTATATTAAATTTTCAATGTACTTTCATTTTTGCAAAGCAAGATTGTATACTTGCTTTCATGGAATATACTAACATAAAATGTTATATTTTTCAATAATTTATATCGTTTTGTTTCATATTTGTGTAACACTCCCACATTTTATTTTTACTTTATATATTTTGCCCAATATATTTATGAATATATCAGGCAACAAAAAAGGCAACAGCCCATAAAGCAAGCTGCTGCCTTCTCATTATTTGAATTATTATTTATTCTTTTACACTACCGCAATCACATTTATAACCGACCAAAACTTTTTCATCATATGATTTTTGATCTACTTTCCATACCTGTTTCGTTGTTGCTTCATGATGAATTTTAATTTTAACTAATTTAGTTCCTACATTATGTCCATCATGTTCTCCGTTCCATCCATGTAATCCCATATACATGCTTTCAGTTGGAGCGAATTTATCTATTTCCATATTGTTATTCGTAAACACTAATGCATCATAACCATTTTTAGGATAACCATTTTCTTCTGTATATCCCCATTCTTTTTTAGTTTCTTCATCATAATCTGGATATGTTTTATTTTTTACACTATCGAGATAATCTTGGGTTAAATCAAATCCATCTTGTAAGCAAAAATAATGCGATGTTTCTTTTTCACTATCCCAAGCTGGAACTTCAACAGTCTCGTAATGACCGACTTCATTATGATGCACAGTCTTGTAAACTGCTTTGTAGTCATGGACATGCTTTTTTGTTTCTGTTACAGTCTTACCTTTTGTGTTAACAACCTTAACAGAGACCGTTGTCCCAATCTTTTTGTTGTTATCTGGTTTTACTTTCCAATATCCAGTAACTGCACTTGCTTTTTTCACATAAGTTTTACCAGCAATTTTTACTTTAACCTTATAAGAAGGTCTGGTATAACCAGAAATAGATTTACTGTTTGGCGTATATTTATTGATCTTTAATTTCTTCGCAATCACATATACTTTTTTTGTTTTGTAAAGTTTCTTTCCTTTGTAAGATTTTAAAGTGTATTTCTTTCCGGCAGCAACACGAGGAATTTTAACTGTAAATTTTCCTTTTTTGTTAGCTTTTGCTTTGTAAGTTTTCTTACCGATCTTAACTCTTACAATATTTTTCTTTCTAGTTTTACCATTAATTCGTGTTGCGTTTTCGTACACTCTATTAACAGAAAGTTTTTTACTTGCTGCATGTACATCATTTCCTTGAATACCGAAAGCTACACTTGCGGCCATCATCATAGATAAAAGTCCGATTGTTAATTTTCTTCGTCTCATAATACTTCTCCTTTTCTTTGAATAAACTATTTCCTTTTGTAGTAATTAGTTTAAAACAGGTTTAAAATAATTGCAAATCAATTAAAATATCCACAAAATCACTTACAAATGGCTTGTTTACGTGGTTTATCCACATTTTTCGTATATTTTTCCAGAAAATAAATTTAATTTTTTTCAAAAAAAGAGATGCCATTTCTGACATCCCTTATTCCAGCGAATCGCTATACAAAAGGTAATTGTTTCTCAAAGATATGAGTCATATTACATTCTTATCATAACAACTCTTTCCAATATTTGCAAGTCAGTCCACAAACTATTCACAAAATTATTATTTTACAGTATACTGTAAGTGTAAGTTTTGGTTTTACAAATAGGAAAAGAAGTTAGTTCTGTATAAGAATTTTCTTCTTTTCCTTTTTACTATAACATCATACCTCATTTCGTTATCTGCCTTTGTACGATCAACCATTTCCTCTGTAAAATAGAAGCCTTCAATTCGCAAATAAAACTTCTCATTTTTTGAATCATATTGATCTGACCACACAATTTCTCCTATACGTTTTACTTTAAAGAAACCGATTTGATATGCATAAATACCATAATCCACATTTTTATAAATTATCATAATTGCACTCTCCTTTTTTAAATAATTTTTCTCTTCATATTAAATATGCGATTTTTGAAATTTTTTATGACACTCTAAATCACAGTATTGCAAGAAATTCAAAATTATATTATAATTTGTATGCAGACAGGCGACTGTGCTGTATAATCACGGGGTCTGAATTAACGTTTAAGTGGCGTGTTCCGCCATCAGCCGTGATGCCATCGAAAATTATTCGATGGTTTTTTCTTTTTCTGTTTTATAATTATATTTTATATGTTATAATAATAACAGTTTATTAGAATCCAATCAATCGGGATAAGTCTGAGATTTTTTAATTAAATAATGAAAAATGAAAGCATAGATCAAGCAGACAAAATGTCTGTTTTTTTTTATGCTTTTTATTTTCATATAAACAATGAATCAGGAGGTATTTATAATGAAAAAAGGAGTAAAGAAACAGATGGCAGCAGTTGCATTAAGCTTGCTAACAGTATCAGGTATTGGACTTAGTGGAGCTAATGTAGTTAAAGCTGCCAGTCCATTAAAAAATAAGGCTACAATTAATATAACTGCCAAAAAAGTACGTAAACCTGTTACAAAAAAAAGTTCTTGTTCTGTAAAAAAAGGAAAAA